CAAGATAGCCCTTTTGTATTTTCGCGGCTTTCTTGGTTGACATGCCAGATTGGACAAGGCTTACCCTGACCGCTCTTAAATTCTTGGATACTTCAAGAGTGCTGGCTACCATATTACCAAGGAGATCGGAGATGGTCCAGAACGAGGCGATCGATTTAGCAGCGGACGCACCCATCTCTTTCATGGATGCCTTCATGTCCTTCATGGAGCGGTTGCCCTTTATCAGATCGGCAACCATCGAGTCCAAGCTTTTTCCTATTTTGGAAAAGGATTTGGACCACATTTCTGACTGTTTAACAGACACTCCGAGACGACCAGCGGCAAGCTCCATCATCCCGCCAATGGCTTCGGAGGCGTCGCGGCTCTCTTGAAGTTTTTCGTTTCTTTCTGTTAAAAGGTCGTTGCCTGCTTTAAGAGCTATGTTGGCTTCAATGAGATTTTTTTTGGCTTCTTCTTCTCCTTCATTGGTTTCAAGAGCCAATTTATAAAGTTCTTTTCTAAGATCGAATTGCTCTTTGAGAAAGGAAGTTTCAGTTTCTAGTGTTTCTTTCTCTCTCTCGGCTTTGGAAATTTGCTTTTTGTCAAGCTCTTCTCTGATGCTCCACTCTTCTTTCAGCATATCAAGGGACAGCGCTTGCTGTTTTTGGCTTACTTTAAGCGCCTTTTCTTTGGCTTTAATTTGGTCTAGTGGCGATAGTGGTTTTTTTGCTACCATTGTTTATTATCCTACTGGATATTTGATTCCTGTGGCTCTCTCAAAGTTTTTTACGGCTCGGTCGAGTTTCAATCGACTTGCGTAAGTCTTGGGATCGGTCAAACCATAGCGTGTCGCGGCTTGCATATGCGCTCGTTCGCCCATAAGAGCGCCCGCGAAGCTTTGAATTTGGGAAGGCATTCCTCGAATACTGAGGTTAGAGCCTCCGACCATCCCGCCAAATCCCATTTGGTCGATCATGTATTTTACTTGGGTGCCGAATTGTCTCATCCAAGATTCGTCAATTCTTTGTTCATTTAAATTAATAACTGTGGGTTCGTCCATTTGTAGTACCTCTCTTCCAATAAATAGTCACAAAAAAAAGTTCCCCTCATCTAAAACGAGGCGAACCTTTCGGTTTGTTGGCTTTTTCTATGGCTTTGTTTTTTTCTTTGATTTCTTTGACAAGCCTGTCAAACATATAACGCCTAAGACCGATTGGAAAATTATAAGATTCTGTGAAGCTTATTCCTCCATAATAGACGAGATAAAAAAGCATCTCATAGGCTTGCTTGCCATACTCAGGAGTCAGCCCAAAAAAAGTCTGCCGTCAGGGGCAGTCCTACCTCCTGCTCTGTATCACAGAATGGACACATAAAATCAAATGATGTGTCTATATCTGGAAGTACATGATCATACGCCAAGCGTATTCGCCTTGAATCCATAATGGGCATTGCTTCTAAACACGAAGAAATTTGAAAGGAATCAGAAACTCCATTGATGGACAGAATTATTTTCTGTAGCCGAATCAAAAGATGATTGACGGGCAATCGATGTTTCTTGCGTTTAGCCACCGTTATGTCTATATCTTTTTCCTCTCTTCCTGTTAACAGCTTAAACTCCACCTTCAACTTAGATTTGGGTAAATCTACTACAAAAGTGCCAGATTCTGTTGGAGATATCCAATCAACGGTGTTTGCGTCTTTGGTAGCCAAATCACTTAAATCATGTTCCACCTCTGTAGATTCGTCGCATTTTGAACACTTCACCTTAGCAGTATAAAGATGCCCCAAACCGGACGCTCTTGCTGCAAACACTAGGGCATTTTTATCCCCAATGAGAAGGTCGTCCAACTTAATGGATTTGTCAACCATCAAGCTTCTTAAGAGCTTGTCAATCACGACACCATTTCTAATATAATTGGCATTAAGAAGAATGTCTTCTTCTTTTGTCGTCATCACCTTCATTTCAAGCTGTTTTTGCCCGTGTAAAGGATGATCTTCAGCATAAAATTCCCCGCGAGAGGGAAGATCTACAAATTCCGTGCTGGTCGGAAAATTTAATAAATTTTGTATTTGTTGGGGGGGAGTGGTAGAATTGGTAGAACGATTTGTTTCTTGTTGGCTTGTACCGAGCCTTTCTTCATTTCTCATGTAACCTCTATTTTATGTTTTATGCACCAGCTTCATAATTAGCCCAATCATATTGAACTCCAACTGTAACTTCGATAAGGCTTTCTTCTGAATAGCCCTGCGTGCCATAGTTTACACTGGTGATAATGGGATTGACTAATGTCCAAGTACCCTGCGGATCGCTTGCGCCGCCTGTACCAAGTTGAGTAATCTTTATATCTCCCAACTTGTCGGCGAAGCCCATTTTAGACATTGTAGCCTGATCGTTGGAGTTAACAGGCATCTTAACACCAACCTTGCCTAAAATACTTTGGAGTTTCTTTGCCACCGACTGTGGTCCAGCCACGTCATAAATGGTAAACTCAACAGGTGACCATGACATTTTACCGGGATAATAAAACTTATACTGAGTATAATCTGCTTCGATTGTTCCTATCTCAACCGCTGGTAAAGTGGCACCCTTGATCAAAAAACTGCCGATGTTTTCAAACGCAACAGTATACTGATAACTTTTCTTTGGTTCTAATTGGGGTGACGTCCAAAATTCTGACATAATTTTTAAATCTCCTTATTACTCAAATGTCGCTGCCGAGTTAGTAATGATAAAGTCCAAAGCAATGAACTCAATTGATTTAGCCGGTTTTAAGAAAATCTTGGCATACATAATATTTCTATCACGAAGCTCTGGTGTGGTTGTAGTTTCATCTAAAATCAGCCTGTAATCTTCTAAACCAAATCCAGCTTGGATATCTCGGAGGATTGGTTCGGCTAAACCAGTAAATTTCTTCCAAGTCTCTGGGACATTTTGCTCAAACAATAGATTGTTTGCCACCGCTGTGATTTGTCTCTTGGTGTAGATCAGCAACCGACGAACATTAATTCGATCCAGTGCTGAACGTGTGGTTTGAAGGGTTTTCTGCCCCAGAATCACAATCCCCTCATTCGGGAAAGTTCCAATGGGATTAATGTTAGTCTCGTACAAATCATCTCGATCTTTCGAACGCAAACGATCCGTAACTCCTACCACGCGAACGCCGCCGGCACCCTTTGATAAGCCGCCGCGAGTAAAACCAGCAGGCGCGAACCAAGGATCGGCATTCTTATCGGTGTAAGAGAATGCACCAAGGGCTACAACTGAAGGGGGAACCCACAGATTAGCGTCTCCAAAAGAATCGCTAATGCTAACCCAAGGATAAAATGCACATCCAAAACTTGTGTTAAGATTGCGTGCATTTAAGTTATTAACCGTGTTTGTTACTGAACCGATTCTTGCCGAAAGAGCAGATGCGTTTTCCGAAGAAGGCTGGAACCCGCCAGCTAAATCAATGACTGCCAAGCAGTCTCCTCGATCCTCTGCTATATCTAACATTTTATTGGTTAGACCAGCAGTTGTAATAGCCGGGGCTGTAATGACATTGGTCAGTACGACTTCACGATCTCTAATAGAGTCCATTGCCACTGTTAATGAGTGATAAGCATAGCTGCTTCGCTCTGTTTCACCAGTGGTGTTTCTATTGGCAAAGGGATCTTTTTCTGTGATATCCAGACCATCAAACCCACCAAAGAGTGGCATCGTGAATCCCTTTGGAGACAGCGTACCAGTAAGGATAGAGTAACTGCCGCTCTTCGCAGTAAGTGAAGTGCCGCCGACCCTCGACCCACTTGAATAGGTCATATTTCCATTTGAGACAACAAGATCATCAAGGGTAAACACATGTGAAAACTGCGTGAGCGTTCCTTCTGCAAAACTATCAATGTTAACAGGCTTAGTACGCAAGAAGGCTGGAATAGAGTCATCATAAGTTGAAGAGCCTGAACCCCGCGTAGTCGTAATGCCAAAATAAGCTGCCTGTGGGCTGGAAACATCACCCGTTGCGGTTGATGTTCGTAAGGGGACTGATGGCATGGAAATGGAACAGGTAGCTCCGTAGGGAAGCAACCAATCGCCGACGCCGCCATATGGTCTCGAATCAACACCGCTACCGGTGCCCAAGTTCGGGTTAGCGCCATCGGGCAACGATGCGGTGCCGACAGCAAAATCAGCCGCACCGAGAGTCGAACCTGAACCCAAAGTAATGTTTCTGTATTTCTGAGGTCCGTAATAACCATAGGGCAACAAGATATTGTCCAGCGCACCGTCATCTACCACTTGTGCCATTTCGACACGGAAATAACGTGAACGATTTTCATATTGTCCGTATTCTTTGTATACTCTGGAATCATTGTCCCACGAAATGTATCGGTCGCCGATCTGGGTAGCCACATAGTTGGGAGAGTTAGGATTAAGTGTAAGAGAGTTATACCTTTCAACTTCTTGAACCTTTGCATCGTTATCACGCAACCTGCGAACCACAACATTGAATGTGCCAAAGCCAGCCGGATTCTTTGCGGGCATGATGTTTTCAATGGAAATCTTCACTGCTCCTTGGTCATACTGTCCTGTTTGTAAGCCATGAAATTTAAATAGCTTGGTTACGCTCGCGGCTAGGGTGGGATTGAAACTGCCGGTCGAGCCAAGTTTATCTTGAGAAATAACCCAGCCCGTTTGACAATCCACAAATCCCTTACCGAAATTTGCGCCGTCTCCGGTGCTGCCTTTATCAAGGGGAACAACCATCGCGAAGGCGATGTTGCTTGTACCCGTTATAACTGATTCAATGGCGCGGTCGAATGTCTCACCTAAAAAATAATCTTGTCGATCAGCAGTGGGCGTAATGCCCGTAGTGGTTTTAGTGGGATTGGTATTAAAAGTTGACCGGATATACCTTCTAGAAGTACGGTCAAAGCCACACGCAGTCTCAATTGTACCAAGACCGCCAACAATACGCACAGTGGCTTCATTGTTAGTAGTCTTTACAAGGGCACACGCACCGGTCAAAGCGCTATCGGCACCGACGCCGTGGGCGTCTTCAACCGTGCCACTAAGCTCAACATAAGTATCATCATCACAGTAAAAAATTGCGCCCAGCGTACCTTCGTGCGTGCCGCCAGATCCAGAGTTAAAAACATACAAACCGTATGCGCCGCCGCCTGTGGCAGAAAAATCAGCAAGTTTCCATCCGGCTTCGCCGCTGCCAACGGTATAATTCTCATCTTGGCGACCCAACAAGCGAACAAAGTTTATTGTGGAACTATTTCTCAACCACGCTTCAGCCGCATAGCCACCATAGGTTGGCGCACCGAACTCAGGATGTCTGAAAGCATCCACGTTTTCTGAGCCATTGATGGGGGGACCAAAGACTGTAACGAACTCTTCCATCGATTCGACCTCCACGGGTCTCATCGCCGGTCCTCTCAACGAACGACCAATAATGGTTGGTCCTTCAGGTGCAGGAACAGTTGGTAGTTCGGAGTTATCAATCTCATTGATAAAAACGCCGGGAGATACAAATTTGAACTTTTTTACTGACATCGTTTAATCACTCCTAGAATATCACTTATAAATAGTAACAACTCCTTTGAAAAGAAAGCTAATCCTCAACAAATGATTTTGCGCCTTTTCTGATAGTCGGGACTTCGCCCACAATTGTTCTTTCCTTGTTAAACTTTATAATGACCGCGTTTTGAGAAGTTTTAAGTACGGCATCCTCTATATTTTCTGGGCGTGGAAAAAGAGCGCCGCGTGTTGTAATGATAAATGAGGTGTCAAAATATCTTTCCCCCGAATCTAATGTCTCCGAGACCTTATCAAAAGAAAACTCATTAGGAAAAGTCATATAATAAGCATGACCTTCATTTTCTACCTTGATATCCCGATAATTGTTTGCTGTTAAAAACCCATTTAAAATCTGGTTCATGTCCGTTAAATAGCTTGTTCGAATAAGAATATTATATTTTGCCACAACAGCCGTAACATTTTCGGAATAGAGTGTTTCATATACTACCTTTTTATTATCAAACTTTTCATTACTTACCTTAAATCTTTTCTTCGCGGTAGCATTGGCAAATTTTCGTGTATTAAATGGCATTATTCTTCGGGCTATCGCAAAAGAATTATTGCCGGGAGTAAACGGAAATCCATCAATATCTTTGGCTATCGATTCCCGATACACAGTTATCAACGGATATATAAGTGTTTCCCGATTATCACGCAACTCTTTATTTTTCTTGATTTGATACGCACGTTCCGCAGACGACCAGAGTACAGGAACTTTTTCGCTTTCACCATTACGAGTGGTATAAAGATTTAATTGGGTATCGACGTAATTAAAGACTGCGGTGTCCATCGTTTCTATCGAAGACTCTACAAAGGGCTGTTCCTTTAATTCAACCATCGAACAAATTCTCCCGCGCCTTTATACATGTAGCCGAAATCTCATACTTTTGTCCGTCTTGCCCAAACAATCTTTTAGATCCTCGGGTTTCGACTATTTCATAAAAATCACCATCATAATAAACAAAATCCCCGATACGGACCACCAGCTTTTGATCCTCTGTTAATCTTTTACGATGGAAATAAACATTAATTTTTTGCAGGCGATCGATGCCCGTCTTATTTTGGAGAATTTCGGAAGGCTGTGTTTCAACTCTTGCGTACACTCTCACTGGGGGCAAAAAACTTTTTTCTTTACTTTCTCCATAAATAGGATGAAAGTTTGAAGTTTCTAAATCAATGGCGTAATATGCGATTTGCTGCCCAATAACGTTTTCAATGAGTTCTGTGTTTACTTGACGAACCAGCTTTCTTTCTTTGTCTCCGACAAAGAGCGGTGGTGGTGGGGCTGGTGGTCTAGTAAACTTTGCCATTCATTTTATCCCACAAAAATCGGAGTGGGAACTTGCTGAAAAACTTTGCTGGTTGCATCTACAATTTCCGCATCTCCTTCGGCTAAGGCTCCGTAAGTTAAAGCGTCTAAGAGTTCTTTCAACTCAGTTTTTAATTTATCTTGCTCTTCGCGAGCTTGACTAATCAAGGCGTCGCCGTTAAGGGTTACACTGTCGTTTGGAATAGGAATAGTGGAAAACTTGGAACGCACTTGCCCCAGTATTTCTTTACATAACGCTAGCGCGTAACGGCGAATCCACTGTTTACCCACAGAATTAATATTATCATACGGAATATTAGCAAATGGAAGAGTGTTCATATTATTAACGCCCTTTACCCCGCGCAAGCGCGTGGTGTCCACTGTGTTGGCATCTTCTTCTACCGTAAATGTAAACCAAATGGTGTCGTCAGCGTCAACACTATCACCGGGAGGTGGATAAACCTTTAAATAATTATTTTGAAGTTCATAAGAATAGTGGGAAAAGCGAACATTAACACTATCTTCAAAAGCCATCGCTTGTAAGCGATTTTGCCATGTGGGAATAACTTGATAAGTGCTATCATCGGCGAATTGTCCATAAGTTGAAAGATTGCCGACCACATTCAAGCCGCCATAATACCCAAAAAATCTCCACATAACGCTGGGGCTTTTATAATAGACATCCCGAATAAGAACTTTTGTATTATTAATTTTATTGTAAAAATCAACCGTAGAAACCGAACTACTATTTTGCACGATTTCCTGAAGATTATATTCTTGTTGATTACTTATCAACTTAAAACTTGCCGAATAATGAGTTTGAAATCCTCCCACCCCGGCTTCTGTGGAAATACCTTCTGCGACTCGGCGAGCATAACCAAAACCAAAGTTGGGAAAATCTCTTGATGCATCCGACGCGCCTGCTGATACCTCTCCATCCTCATCGAAAGAAGAAGTTGCAGCGCCCAACATATCTGATAAAACATTTTTAGCCTGATGGGAATTTATAAGATAAGAATATTCTAAAACCGCTTCTTGATAGGAAGCATATACATTGCCTTCTTTTATTTCAATATCTAAGACATCGCCGCCGAGCTTTTTATAAACATAGGCGACTTGATCAGCAGCGCCGCTAAGAAAGGCATCGACTCCGCTGTAAACTGTAAAGGGAAGTTCAGCGGCGACGTTTCCAGCAGTCCCGGTAACAGGCAAAACGGCAGTACTTACAGTGGAAACTGGTTTAAGTTGTGGCACGGGCATAGTTTTAAATCCTCTCACATAAATAGTTTGGCAAAAGAGAAACCCCCCGCCTGCCGAGGCAGACGAGGGGAATCTTTTAATCAGTCAACGACTAGATTATACCAAATCTTCGACGATTACCAGACCATACATGTCTGGACGGACCATCTTCTTGGCGTAGCGAGTCATGACACCCTTACGCGGCACAAAGTCTTCCGTACCAAAGATGGTAGGAGTGACCTGTAGCGGAACGTAAGGAGCATAAACGTAACCACTTTCTAAGAAGCTATTACCCCTACGACCCACGAGAATAACATTCCTTGGGAAATAAGGATCGACCCAAATGTCGAACTTCTTGCTGAGTGAACCAACGTTCATCGCACCGGCAGTGCCCTTATTACTGTCAACAGCAACATTAGCACGGAAACCAGCAGTGAACTCAAGAATACCGGCGACTTCGGGACCACAAACTAAGAAGTTTGCGCCACCGCGAATAGTCTTGCGGTGGATTTGAGCCGAAACACCATTGATTGTCTCAATAAGCGTCTCGTACCACTCGCTAACCGTACCAGTGAAGTCGGGAGTACCAGAAGCACCAACCTCAACACCAGTATCGCGATTTACGAACTTACCCGCATCTCGGCTCCAGTATTGCACACCGGCACCCTTTGCAGCACCTTGAACGAGATCGTTCAAGATTTCTTGATCGATTTCTAAGGCAATCTGCTCAGAGAGAATGCTAGTAAGCTCCACTTCAGCATCCAAGTTGTGGTAGGCATTAAGATCCTGCCCCAACTCGGGCGTCCATTTCGCCTTCAGCTTCTTGGTGTCGGCAGTGACAGCAACACTATTCACCTTGATGTTAATCTCGGGAATATTGGGCGTGTTTTCCAATGCCCAGTCCGCAGCACCCTTAACGGAGCCAACGCCGTCGCCTGTCGTCCAACGATCGATCAACGCACCAGCCCAGTTATTAGTATCCAAAGCGGTAGCACACTGATCCACCGTTTCTGAACCTGTCGCAGCGCACACAACAAAACATCGTGTCGTATCATCAGGATCAATCCGCGTCAATCGGCGTTGCACCAGACCATTAGTCAGAGCGGTAATCGGCGTGAGCGTAATCAAATCGTCCTGCAACATGTATCCATCCACAAGTTCGGAAACCGGGAAAGTTGCAACAGCAGCATTCGTACCAGAGGGAATATCTGCGTCATAACGCAGATAGCGATCAAACGTGCTGGCAAGTAAATCGCCTTTGAGAATATCGCCATTATCGGATGCTACAATGCCGCCGCCGTATGTACCGGAAGCAAGCAACGTGGTTGTCAAGGTAATAGCACCAGTAGGCGCAGCATAACCATTGTTGAGGGAGTACGGACCCTCTTCTGCGGGACCACCAGTACCACTGATGAGCAAGCCACCAGTAATCTGATTACCGACCCGATTACCGCCATAAATGGACTCATCGGCTGTAGCCACATTACCCAACTTTGAACCCTTGTAGACGAAATCCATGAAGAAAATCAGACCACTGGGCAGACTCATCGGTTGAACGGAGACAAGATCATTGGCGATCAACTCACCAAAAACTCGTCGGACGAGCGGAAACGCGACGGCTGAAAAGCCTTCAACATCTCCTGCCGCCATTGTAGAAACTTCGCGAAGAAGTTCCTTGGCTTGGTTCTCTAAGAGCCGAGCCATAGTATTTCTCTTGACATCGCAATCGATACCCTCTAAAAGACCGGTCTTTTCCCACTTAATCATGAGAGCAGCACCTTCTTTACCGAGGTCGCGTGCAACGATGCCTTCTGTCAATTTCTTTAATGCAGACATAATTGTTTACCTCCTATGGTTTATTAATTCCTGCAAGCTTCTTCCAATGATCATACATCGGAGAAACTTTTTGTTTCTCTTCTCTTGGTGTAGAAGAGAGGATGAGGGAACGTGTTCTGTTTACTGCCTCAACCAATGATTTTGGTGCAGTTTCTTTGGTGCTACCCACTGATTCTTTTAGAGTCTCATAAACCAGTTTTGCTTCCTCAGTTGTTTTGGCTTTCGCCAAGGACTCGACAATTTTATTCTTTTGTCGGGTATTAAGTTCTTGTGTCTCCAACACTTTTGTTGCATAAAACAACTTAGCGTTACGGAGGTTTGCCTGTGCCACCCTGTTCTGCATCTCTGTTAGAACTTTTTTGGCTTTGACAAGATTCTTTTTTGATTTCTTTAAGCTCTCGGTCAATTCAACATTTTGATCCGTGAGCTTTTCGTTCTTTTCGCGTTCGCGTGCCAATTCTTCTTCAAGCGCTTGACCCAGAGCAACGAGTTGTACGTTTTCTGCTTTATCCCCTTGAGTAGAGCCAGCCCAGCCGTTTGAAGGATAGATGGACGCGATATCAACATCAACCTCTTCAAGTAAAGTGGCGAGTTGTTCTTCTGTAAGTTCTTCCATTATGGCTTCTACATCTTCTGTTCCTTCTTCGCCGCCAGCCATAGGTTCAATAATTTCTTCTTCTCGATCAATAATATCTTCTGGGGTGGAGGGGTCCATCTCCGCATCCATAGCAGCACGAAGTTCGTCAAAGTCTATTTCTATTTCTTCGGCGTCATCAAGTTCACCAGAAAGAACAGCAACTGCGGCGTCGGGAACTTGAGCCATTAAGGATTCTTCGCCGGGACCAACCTCTGGACCCATGTCGAGTCCCATTTCTTCCTCTTCTTCGCCCATTGCACCAAGGTCTTCATCGCCTGCGAGTGCTTCGTCGTCCATTGTTATATCAAGATCTTCCTCTTCCGGTTGTTCCAAAAGGTTTTCAATGGTCTCTTTTAGTTCAGACGAATACTTTTCGATTATCAAATGCTCCGCATTTTTAAGGGCGGTTTCCTTTAACTCTTTGGCGTCAGCTATAGCCTTTTCGAACAATGACGACATTTGCGCTTCTCCTTACAGAAATATTCCCTATAAATAGTATCTACAGGAGTAAAAACTCTTTCTACTTATTTCTTTGCTGTTCGGCTGCTTTGCGGGCTAGCCTTTTTCTACGAAGCTTTTTCTGGCGTCGCACCGATGAAGGCGTTTTATAAAATCTTCGATCTCGGACTTCTTCTAAAATCCCTTCTTTTTTTACTTTTCGGGAAAATCTTTTGATTAGCCTATCGGCTGGTTCTTTATAACGTGCGTGGACCGTGACGTGTGCCATTTTATCTCTTTTTGCCCCGCGCCAAAGTTTTCCAACTTTTGCCGCCTATCGCCATGATGCCCGAAATATCCACGCCGGGGTCATTTGGAGCCACGGTGGCGAGCGGGTTGCCGGGGGACGGGTCAGTTGGAGCGGTCATTGGTTCAACTCCCTCAAAAATATTTGTGTAGGCTTTGTTTCCTATAGCTGATGTGAGTTGTTGACGTTGTTCGTTTAAGCGGGCTTTTTGAAGGTTGATGGCTTCTTGATTATGGTTGGACTCTGGTTGTCGGTGTTCAGAAACAATATGTTGCCCGTTGTGGGCAACATTCAGCCCATTGGCGACCTCTGTAACAACCTTGGTCAACACGCCACTTTCCATAATAACTTCATGGATACATTCTTTGATAATGGGCTTGATAAGTTTTTTTAGTTGTTCTCGCTTCATTTCTTCCTTCCTACAAGAATATCATTGAGCGCACGATTAATGCGGTCTGCCTTGCAGAATAGGTCACGCTCTTTGCCTTCTTTCATCAAATATGCGCCGGGAGTTGAGGCTTCCGAAACAAGATCGAAACAAATAAGTTGAAAATCGTCTTCAACAAGCGTAGTATCGCCATCTTGTCGAGTAGAGCCTAAACCACGGGAGGAGATTCCCATTGAGCCACCGTCCATAACAATCTGCTGGGCAATTTTGCCAGCGGGAGTGTTTAAAAGCTTGAGCGTTCCAAAAACGCCTTCGCCGTCCATTTTGATTTCAGTTACAATATGCGAAGAGTTTTTCAATTCCACCACAGAACTATCAGGATGGTCAAGTTCTCCGTAGGAACGACGTTCACGCACAATCTTCTTATAGTTTTCTATTTCGCGAGCCAGTGCGCGAGGCGGGTAAACTCTGCCATTGCCGTTTTTCTTGTTAGCCTGTTGAAACAGCCCAGAAAGATAAATAAAGCCGTCATCGGTCTTGACTCCTTCGGTTTGTCGCTCCAATAAAAAATACTCAGTAAGAATTTGTTTCTTGCTCATAGTCACGACCCCTTGCAACAGTTGGTTGGAGGACGAAGCATCCAGTGATTGTCTGTAAAAACGCTAATGTTGATTCCCATTATTCTCCACCTTTATTTTTATTCCCTCATCGCCAAAAAGTTGACTTAGAATATAACTTGTCCCCGAACTGAGCCATCCCAATAAAAATGGATTGACCAAGTTGAGTTCAAATGTAAATAGTTCCGTGTAAAAAGAAACACCGTAAACAAACACACCAACCCAAAAACCCAAGCACATTGAACACTGAAAGAGTTCTCCGAAAAAGCCCTGAGTTGGTCTAATTGGATCAAAGATTGACCCAAACACTAATATTTGAGTTAAGCCATACGCGGCTAAAATAAATATAATTAGGGACATTATATCCTGTAAATAAGGGGAGTAACAAGGGGATCTTTGGGTAGCACGCCCTTGTCAGCTTCTTGTGGGACTTCACCAAGCTCCGTAGAATCCGCGTCATCGGGATCTAATAAATATTCTTCGACTTCTTCTTGGTAATATTCATCATAAACTTCCGAGCTTTCTTTGTTGAGCCATTCACCAATATGAAAAGTCACCAGTTGCACAATGGAACGTTCTTCGGTCGGCTCTACTAAAAGCCCCTCCAAGGAAGCATAAATATTTCCCCCCTGAATAGAATCAAAAGCCACTAAGCCCACATCGGCTAAATAGGTTAACAAGCGTTTCATGGCGGCGTAGGCTTCATCCGTGTATTTGGAATCTTTGGCGAAAGCTAAAACTTTATTTTTATCTTTTTTGACGATGACATTGATATGTGGGTGCGAAAGAAACATCAAGTTGCCGTCCAAAGATTTTTTAACAGCGATTTTTCGTTGAACTGCTTGCTTCTTTGCGGCGCGACCGACTTTGATTTTAATCGTCATTAGATTGGATCTCACTAACTAATTTTTGTATCTTGAGAATATCGACAATGGCTTGCTCGGAAAGTTTTTTGTTTTTTATGTCATCGAGGATTTGAATTATCTTTTGGGTATTCTCTGTCATTATTTCATCTTCTTTTATTTCATTGACATCAAGACCTTTTTGCAAAGTGGAACGTAAGCGATCAATCTCTTCATTCAAAAAAGATGCCAACGAAATTTGATCATTAATAAACAACCCAAGAACCATCTTTTGCTCGGACAACAATGAGGAATATTCTTTATTAAAAGTCTTGACATATTGTTTGAAAGTAAAATCGTCCAAGCCTTTCTTTTTCTGAACGTTTTTTGTGGGCGCAGTCATTTGTTTGATGAGGGCGCTTTCTAAAAGCACTCGCGACTTGGCAGAAGTATCGTCATTAAAAAGCTGTGCTATCGAAGCTAACGAACGATAGTTGGGGACAAAATTATTATAAACGCGGGGTGAAATGGTTTTATTAACCTCGGAGATTAAAAAAGATTGATATTTGAATACTTGTTTTTTATCAAGTTGGCGGTGTTCGTTGCGACACTCCACCACAATCTTTGCTGCGGTAAGATGGTCTACGTTTTTTGTTTCGTAAATGCTTTTATAAAGTTGAAGTTCTTTGTAAAGGGGCTTCCCCTTAGAAAAGTGTTCTTTGATTACTTTTAAAACTTTATTTTTCTTCTTCTTGTTGCCACGGACCACAGCTTTGGTCATTTCACGGACAAGCGCTTCAAATAAAAACGCCGTGTTCCTCTTCTTATTGTGCTTTCGCTTCATTTACCTTCTCCAAACTTTCTATTAGTTTTTCGATTTCCTTACTGGAGTTCAAAATCTTGGACTCCATGTCTCCATAAATAGTTTTGTTCTCGGCAAAAACGTAGCCGTTGCCGAGTTTACTTAGTTCTTCTGCGCCGGTTGCTCGCTTTGTAGTCCGCTGACCCCCAACTGGGTTGGCGGTGGCTTTCAAGTGTCGTTTCTTTGCGCCGTTGGATCGCTTATCTACCTTTACGGGCTTATAGATTTTGCCGTTCGATTTGGTGGTAGTGGTTGCACCATCTTTAAAAGTGTAGTGGATGGTGTCTTCATCAGCCTCAGTGAGTTCTTCCTCTCCCGGCTCGACCAGAAGTGCGCCGCCTTCTTCTTCGCCCTCTTCTCCACCAAGATCAAGTTCGTCGCCTTCTCCACCCAAGTCGAGTCCTTCATCGTCGCCGAGGTCCATCGCACCACCGGCTTCGCCCCCTTCAGGTGCTTCACCGGCTGCTTCTAATGCAGCATTGAACTTGGCATCATAGAACATTTCTTCTTCATTGCGAACAAACTCTTCGTCGCTCATATTGAAAAGATGAGTAGCAATCCAGCGTCGAGAAACAAATCCTTCAGTAGCGGTGCTGGCAACACCAAACTTCTTTTCCCAGCTTTCAAGCTCTTGTAGTTCTGCAATCTTGCTGGGGTTATTAAGTTTTAACTTGAAAGACAATAGATCTTCGCCTCGATAGCCAAGAACATAAAGATGAACCAAGCAAATCTTTTCCAGTTCAGAAATCACCGAGCGCTGGAGTCTTTGTATGGTGCGTGCGAAACGAATATCCTTTTGAGCCAAAGTTGTTTTGTCTTCGTCGGCTCCCTCACCACGAGCAAGATACGAGCGCGGAATCTTAAGCGCAGAAAAGAGCTTATCTCGAAGATAGTTTACATCATCAATATCACCAGTGAACGCGCCACCGGGAAGGTTTTCAATGTCTGAACTCTGCCCACCACGAACCGGGATATAATAATCTTCGTCAATAGACATTGGGTTATAACGGAGGTCAACACGTCCCGTATCGGGATCAATGACCTGATTTCTTTTCAAAGAGGTTTTTACCTTTTCCATATATTGTTCAACATCTTCAGGGGCGATGTTACCGACATCGATCTTAAAAACCCGTCTCTCTGGCGAGCGAACAATGCGGTAAGCCATCATTGCATCTTCCAAAAGAGTAAGCTGTCGCCAGATACGTCGGGAGGGTTCCAACACAGATGTACCATAGGGAGCGTACTTGTCGTTACCCAAAATACGAAAGTTAGCAACTTGCCAGTTTTCAAACGTCATACCGGCTGAATTCCACTGATATTGGATATAGTTAGGATTGGTTTTATCTTCGCCTTCTAATCTTTCCACTTCGCCAATGGGGAGCGAAAGAACCGATTGAATGCCCATCTTTTCATCTACATCGAGATAAAGATAATAATCTCCATACTTGCACATCGACCGTGCCCAACCATAAAGATTATATTCAATATTTAAAACCTGATATAACAGAGTGCGGATGGTGGAACGAATTTCATCGTTGTGGCACAGAATTAGTAGCATGGGCTGCAAATCGGAAAAGGTTGTCATTTCATCTGCATAGATGTCAAGAGACGATGCAATCTCAGGAGTATATTCCATTTGATCAAAATCTACATAGCGCTCCAGACGATTTTGGGCTGTATAATATTTGGCACTATAGTTATCATAAATGTTATAAGAGGACTTTTTAAACTGCTTTCCCGAAAGCGAAGTAAACTTGGTACTATATTTATCGAGTTGATATCTTCGAAATTTTCTTTGCTGCTGTTCATCATAGTTTACAATTGGTCCAGAAAATAATCGGGTCAGAACTTTGTAAAGTGGGGATGCGGTATTTCTTGGGTTTCTAGGGTCTGCCATTTATTTTATCCTTTCAATAAAGCGGGATACTGTAATTGTATATACGCTTGAGATTCCTTATGTTTATTTGGAGTGAACGAATCCTGCGTTGCTTTATAGCCGGTCATGCCGGAAATGCGAGTGTCAAACATTCCATTTGAAACACTGATAGAGTTGATCATCGCTTTTTTGTATGCCTCTTCTCGTTTATTAACAACCAAAGCCGTGTCTCTTACCCAGCAACCGATTGCCGTTGACATAACAAGGTCATCGTTGTAACTTCGTTGTGCTTCTGCTCTACCATTATTCCAAATAAAAGTTGTCATTTCATTATAAAGCCTTTGCGAATTTATTTTAATTAGTTTATTTCTCACGAACTCTTCCAGTTTGGCAATAATAAGCGGTCGAGTTTTCGGTGTTGTGGAAAAACCAATGATGGAGTTGCTAACAGCCTCGGCTTGAAGCTTGTCCACATATTGATGTGTCCCCTTGATGGAATAATAAACGTTGGGATGCTCTAAATCTTTTAATTTTTCTAAAACTGCGATGCCAAGAGAGTTATTTTCCACCACTGTCAAGCAAAAGCCATACTCTCGCGAAGCATTATATATCATGTGTGAGTAGTCATCAAGATTTGGCTTACCTTGATATTCAGCCACTTGTTCAAAAGTATCTAGACGCCAAATGTGGAACGCAGAATGGTCCTTGCCGTCGCCACGAGCCACGTCGCCAACCAAAAGGTATTCGCAGCCTTCTTGATAGCCTTCCCAAATCCAAAAATTTCTATCAATGCCGGTCTTGTGTTGAGGATCGCGGAGATTATTTCTTATTTTTTCCATATCATCGGGATGGAATACTCCTTCTCCCGATTGATTGAAGGAACACTCAAGCTCTTGGGCGATTTCTCGCCGAGACATGTTGCGAGTTTCTTTTTCAAACCACTCTTGGTCGCGGTCGGGGTGATGGTGCCAAGGGAGACTCATGTGGTTAAAATCGTTTTTTCCTTCCTCGGCTTCTGTGTAGGTTTTGTGAAACCAGTTACCCACACCATTGGGAGAGGACAGGGCAATGCAGCGACCACCCGTGGACAACGTGGGGTACAAACCAGCCCACATCTCGTCCATACCTTCAACGAAAGCAGCCTCGTCCACTACAAGCAGCGTCAAGGCTTCTGAACGACCGGCATCTCCTGACGTGGAAGATGCTTTAATTTGTGAGCCATTCTCCAATTCAAATGAGGTTCTGTTATCGATAGTAATTTTAGAAATCATTATCCAATCGGGGAGATTCTTAAAAATAAATTTTACTTTTTTCACCAAGTTGGTTGCGGTACTTAGTTTGGTGGCTACAACAAGAACATTCTTTTCTCGATGGAACAAGAGCATCCAAGCAATGTACGCAGCGGCTGAAGATGAAAGCCCCAACTGTCGAGCTTTGTTGATAACATTAAAGCGATAATCATTAAAATCCCTAATCACGTCTTCTTGAAAATCATAAAGACGAAAAGGAATCAGACCCTTAAGGGGGTGAGAAATTTTACAATAGTTTTTGATAAAATAAACGGGATCTTTGCCCGCTTTAAGGATTTCTTGGAGTCGTTGCTTCTTGGAAAGTTGATTGGACATTAAGCATTTTTAGGTCTGGTGTCGTTCTTTGGTCGCTTCTTGCCAAATCCACCCTGCTCCAAGAATTTACGATATGCGTCGGACATTTCACGTTTATTAACCTCGGCACCACTTGGTGCCAACACATCGGTGAGACCTCCGATTTTATAGGCTCGTTGTGCCGTGGCGATGGTGCGCGTCCGAGAAATATATGCCACGTTTACTTTAGCTGCGTCGTCTTGCGGAGTCAGGGTAACAGATTTCCCCGTCACCGAACGATAATTCTTTTTAAGTTGTTTAACAAGATTTTGGATCATGTCGTCCATTTTGTTTTGAAACCCATTAATGCCGTCTGTGTACACATCACGGAGGGGAATCTCAGCCTCGTAACTAACAATAATAGTATCACCACCGAATCTTATTTTGCCGCCGTCAATATATTTGCGATCCGTCGAAAGCAACTCACCGCGTTTTAAACCCATCTTCAGCGGGTCGCCTTTATCATCAACGGCACCGTCGTACATATTACCTGCCGCACTCGATAAACCTCTGATTATTTCCAAGTCTGCATTAGCCATTATTCGGTCTCCATCCTTGTCGCCAGCGTTCTTCACGACCATCGACATATTTTATGTGGCACCTCTCGCAGCACTCCCATCGCAAAATAAAGATCTCATCGCGGGCGTTGAGATCGTATCTTGTGCAAATGGGACAAGAAGCATTGCCACTCTTCATAAGTAGTTTTTTGCTTAATAAAACACCATCTTTGTTTATCTTCTCTTGAAAACGTTCTTGAGCAAAGTGTTTTTCATTTATTTTTTTGAGTTCTCGGAGGTATTCTTTCTCTTTTTCGGGATTCCAATCAGACCGAGGGTTGTGGATTCCCTTCTCTCCGTATTTGTCGATGATTGCTTTTTCTAACTTGGCGACATAGTTTGGGTCTTTCATTTCGCCGCCTCCACGGCTGCGTAAAAAATGCCTAAAGACAAGCCAACACCAGCCACAAAGCCACCGGCAAACCACCAATGGTTATAAGCGTTGGGCTTATCAAGCGTTATTTTTTGAAGATGACCGATCTCGTTGTTTTTGATCTTCAAGATGGCGTCGTACTTCTTTTCGTTAGCTTCCAACGAAGCTTTGACGAGCGAAGTCAACATGTCGCAGCGAGCCTTCTCTTTGGCGGCGTTGTGTTTAAGCTGAAGAGAGCATTCCAGTTGTCCCTTCTCTTTCGCTGCAAGAAGGACAGCATTCGCTTGGTAGTTGTAAAGGATGCCGTTGAAGGGGGCTTTTTGTCCCTGTTTAATTTCTGATACTTTGGGAGTTTCTGCCAGCGACGTGGCTGGGAGCCACACCAAACTAAAAATCAACAACGTCGCGCAAATCTTTTTCATCATCTGTTAGTACCAATTCAAAACCAAACTCTTCTGCGATCTTTTTGGCTCTGCCCTTGGGATCATTATGTGTCTCTTCGACAATTTTTTTAACCTTTTTCTTTTCCCATTCGTGAAGTTTGAGGTTTTGCTTTTTATATTCGTCATCAAGCTTCATGACGGTTTTACCGTAGGCTACAACAATCTTGTCTCTTTTGGTCAACTCTTCTTTGTGTGCCCGGTTGATTGTGTCAAGCTCTTCTTTATGTGCCTGCTTGGACAACTTGAAGGCTTCCTTGATGCTCTCAGTGTTTTTATTTTTTTTAAGGAGAACATAGACCACAACGGTGTAAGCAGCCAGAGCAAGATAATGCCAATATTTAATAACTGTTGCCCAAGCTTTCTTAAAAAATGTTTTTACTGCTAACCACGTCATAATGTCTCATTTCATTCGCCAAGTGATAAAAACTTTATCACAACTCATCGGGTCAGGTTTCCTTTAGTTCTTTTACAGGAGTGTCGTCCGCAAGCCTGAACATGCGTAACCAAGCGATGGCTCGTTCCAACTCGCGCACCGCGTGCTCGACTTCAGTCGTCGTAAACTCGACCGCGACGGTTCCCCCCTGCGACCGCGCATTGAAAAGATTCTTTAAATCAGTTATGTTCCTAATCTCGGCGGGGCTTTCGCCCAAAGCGGCTTCTTGAGTGAGATTGTCCAGCGTTGCTTCATCAAGATGTTCCTTGATGATCTTTTTAAGTTCTTTGCGTGAAATCTTCATTATTTCTTTTTCCTCTTCTTCGCCATTTTGCGAAAGGTTTTAGCAAGATTGTATCGCTTGCTACCGGGAGGACAACTTGGACTGCCATATTTGTCTCCGGTACAGACGCCTTCCGTGCCGCGCTTCTCAATGTCTTTTTCGGCGCTTTGAATCCACTTTTCTTCTTCGGTCAACATGGTCGTCAACTCTTCTACAATAATCTCTTGTAATCGCTGCCGTGATACTGTCATTTGTTGGTCCTCGTTGGTTGTTTCCTCTACACTATATAGTTTCCCCATATAGCCAGAGGGATCACTTGTGCAACCAACTTTTTCGTTGGTTCCCTTTTTATAAATAGCGTGAGTGCCCGAAGATCCATCTTCTTTCTTGCATTTTTGTTTCTTAGCTTCGTAGGGCATTATTCTTCCTCGACCGATGTTTGTTTGTCCCGGTTAATCAACCAGTGGGTCGCTTCGTCTTGCTTGTGAGCGGGACACAACTTCTGCAACTCTTTGTGGTGCCGGTGCTCTAAAACTTTTATTTCTTTGTCTCCAGCTTTTAGCTTCTTCTCAACGGTCTCGGCAAACGTTTCATCTTCTTTTTTGTAGAGAAAAAACTTATAAAGAAAGTAGCTTGCCATCAACCAAACCCCGGTGCCGTAATAGGTTTTTAACCAAACCCACGATTTGAGCGTCCAATGTTTTACGAACAACCAAGACATCAGCCTCCTTTTTTCAAAAACTGACCCGACTTCCAAGCTGTGGCAATATCTGCCAAACCCTGTGAACCAATATAAGCCAAAGCAATGGCGACCCACTGTTCGCCATTCAGCTTCTCAGCAAAAAGCAAACCAGTTGTCGTCATCCACACCAGCAATTTTCTGGAAAGGTATTTCTCTAAATGTCTATCTACAAATGCTTTCATACGCGCCATCATTTTATCCTCATTGATTTATATGGGCGCATCCATCGTACTTGTCAACTGTAATGACTTTCTGTACCGAATCCTTCAGCCCATCTATGTGAGTAATTAGTAACGTCGTCTTGAAATGCTCTTTGAGAATATCGAGGATACGAGTGAACCCCTCCATGTTGTTGGCATCCAGTGCGGTGCCCGGTTCATCCAGAATAAAGAGATCGGACTTAGGCATATTGCTCACATTCAAAAGGGCAATCCGAATAGCCATAGCAGCGAGAGTTTTCTCTGCACCAGAGCCTAACTCCAATGGTCTGGACTCCTGATCTTTGTGCTGTAAGAAGATTTCCAGCTTTCTTCCGTTGTCCTCAAAATAAACACTGAAGTCCACAACATTAGTCAACACCTCGGCGATGGCTTCGTTGATTACTGGGAGTTTGTTTTTGATGACTTGGAATGCGATGCCGTTGGGGTGCATACATTTCATGAAAAGCTCATATGCAGAATATTCTTTTCGCGTCTTATCAAGCTCAGACCTTTTATTTTGTATCTCGTCCAAACGAGCCTGAAGCGAGCCTTCCTGCTTGTGCAGGACTAAAAGCTGTTCCTGACACTGCTGTCGTTCCAGCTTGGTCGTTTCTATCTGTCTCTCGATAATCTTCTTCTGCTTACACAAGTCAGCAGCATTGAGGATCGCCTCACGGTTTTCTTCAAAGTAATCCAACTTGTCACGCAGTTTGGAGAGGGCATCACCCACCTGAACTTTTTGTTGCTCTTCTTTTGCGATTTGTAGACGCAATGCTGAAACAGTGTGTTCGTTCTCCAAAATCTTTGTCTTTAGGGCTTCCATCTTAGCCAAGGTTTCTTCTGCCGTGTTTTCCTCAATAAACTCAACCAGTGTGGCTTCTTCTGTTTGGTTTTTAGCCAAAGCCAGCTTCGTAGTTGGAATCACCTCTTTTGCGGAGAAAGCGGACGAAATAAAGGGGCACGAGTCTTTGAACTTATCCCCACAAGGAATCTGGTCCAGAACCTTCACCTCTTTCTGTAGATAAGCTAAATCGCGGTTGTAGCCTGTGTTTTCAGCCAACACAGAACTTAGCTCGGCTTTTAGTTTTGTGCGCTCTTCTTTTTCTTTGAGAAGCTTCTCTTCATCAAAGGTGGGCAACAGTTCTTTACCCTTGGTTATAAAATCAAGAGTCTCATCGATCTTCTCCGTGTGCCGCTCAATTAAACGATCCGTTCCCTCCAGAAGCATTTCGAAGCTAGTAATCTGATCGCCAACTGCTTCAGGATCAATAATGATTGCTGGAACAGATTCTATCTTTACAGACACGTCTGCAAGCCACTCAACCAGAGACTGTTGTGCTTTCTCATAATCGTGGCACTTTTTGTCTTTTTGTTTAATGTCGGCAATAGCTGTCTCTAGGGCTTTTTTTATTTCTTCTTCGTCCTTGGACAAATCAAAACTTTCCAGCTTACGCAAGTAGCCCTTTGTATCACTGCTTTCAGCTTTGGCAAGCTTGAACTTTCTATCGAAGAACTCCAAGTCAAGAAACTTAGCCAGAATCTCCTTGCGCCGGGTCGATCCTTCGCTGATAAATGATAAGGCTCCCAACTGTGATGACATTGATGTCAATAAAAAATCTTCTAAGGTTCCAAACGTATGCCGAATCGCCGAATCAGTTTTATTTCTGTCTGTGGCGTCCAAAACCTCTTTATCACCTGTTGCCACGTCTAGAACCGAAAACTTCACATCGGTGCGAGCCTCGGTGGTCACTTGGCGATGGAGTTTCTTTTCATATTTTTCACTTGTTCGCTCGACGGTGTAAAGTTTTGTTCCAACTTGAATCTTTACTTTTCCTCTTCCTTTTTGCTTGCCGTCGTTTACAATATCCACATTTTTGCGAACATTCTTTGACGTAGAGTTGAAAAGAGTATATAATAACGAGTCAACAATGGACGACTTGCCTGAGAAATTCTTACCAAAAATGCCAACCAGACCACGAATGTTTTCAAAATTTATCTTGTTGTCAGCACCATAACAGAAAAGATTGTCCCACTCCAGTTCTTTGAGAGACCAGTTGACATTGCGAGCCACTTCCTCATCTTCTTCGGCTGTGCGGTTGAACCTTTCATTAAGCGCAAAGATTTCAGTGAGTTGTTCCTCGGTGGGATTGTAATCCTTGAGATAATCTCGGATAAGTTCTTGTTGTACTTGAACATCTCTAAGATTTTGCTCTGTCACGTCCTCTGTATTGACCGAAGATAGTGTCACACCACCCTTGTTCAAGAAGACAAGACTCTCAGGCTTGTAGCGAGTCCTAGCCACGTCTGAAGCCTTTCTAATCGCTTCCATTGGAAGCTTGTTGTTCGCCACCAAACGAATTCTTGCTCCGAGGGGAACTTGAGTCCTTTTGGGGATCTTTCCTTTCTTTGTAAGCTCGACTGTGATGAACGGCTTTGGGTTCTTGAAGGTGTGGAGTTCTACATCAAAATCCTCCTTGGAGCGAATGTTCCAAAGAAGGTAACCCTTGTCTTGCCCCTCCGCAAAACCCTGTTGCACAGTTGAACCACAATACCTCACCTTGCCGTCGTTGTCAAGGGTTTGATTCGATTTATGAATGTCACCCAGCATCGCGAAGTCGAAGCCTTCGAAGATGGATACGTCGTTTTCGCCGTGTTCCATCACCCAACCAAGAGAGGTCTCACAGCCCGAAATGGACCCGTGGTACAGCGCAATGTTGATTTTATTTAGATCACTCGGCTTAAGCCAGTTATCTGTGTCAAACACCGAAAGTACATTGAACGTCACCTTGTCGTTGAACTTGTGTTCTCCTGAGTTCTTCAAAAGAGTGATGTTCGGGTGGTCCAAGGCGACCACCAATGGTGTAATCGCATCTTGCCTTGACGAGTTGCGAAGATTGCCATCATGGTTACCGGGAATCACAATAAGCGGAGCAATGTCCGCTAGGTTCTTCATAAAATCTGTAGCGAGGTCAAAATACTCTGGCGAGAGGTTGACCTTGGTGTGAGCCAAATCCCCACAGTGTACAATCGCGTCAGGCTTCTGCTGACGGATTTTATCATACATTTGTGAAAATACCACTCGGTATTCCTTGTGGTACTTTAAGTTTCTAATGTGTGTGTCGCTGATATGAACTACTCTCAAATTATCTCCTAAATACAAGCAACCTGCATAGCCAAAAGACTATCAGGGTTGACCCACGTTGCTTGCCGCTTTCTCTCTAAGAACTGCCCCATTGTCATTTCGCCAACATCGGCAAAACCTGTGATGTCCACTTTGTAAACATCTACATCATATTGTAACAGTTTTTGCATTATTTTATAAGCCTTTTCGTCCGCATCTGGATCGAGAGCGAAGTAAACTGCGGTATCATTATCAACGATACTTTGAAAGAGTTTGCTGTTCTCCTTGAGGGTGGAACCCAAAATGGGAACTGCATTTTCTCCTGCGACGATGGCATCAAAGACACCCTCGACAAGCACGATATGCTGTTTGAAATCAAGGTAAAGCTCGTTGAAAATAATGTCCTTGCTTACGTTCGGGTTTTTATATTTTGCCCACGTTCCTTTATAAACGCGGCTTACAAAGAAGTTTGGATCTCCGTTCTTGTTGAAAGATGGAATCACAATCCTGTTTTTGTATTCTCCTGCTGGACAGTAACCAATCTTCCAAAACAGAATCTCGTCCATTGTGACACCTCGGCTTGCAAGATAATGTCTTGCTGGTAATGATGACATGGGGAGATGTTTGTTTCCAAGGAAAATATATTCTTCGGGAAGGTCTATGACCTGTATATAATCATCTTTTTTGTCCTCGTTGAAAAGCTCATCAAACAAGGTGAGGTCTACGTCTGTAGACAGTTCAAGCCACGCTTGCTGGTTCGAAAATGAACCAAAACGCCGAATCAAGCGATAAACGCTTCGTCCTGCGTAGTTACAGTGCCAACACTGAAACTTGTCCTTGTCAATGTTGACTGATAGTTTGTTTTTGGAATGTTTACAGTTGGGACAATGGAACAAGCGTTCGTTGCCCGTCTTGCGGAAGTCTCCTAAGACTCTGCGGAGGATTGTTGCTTTTTCCATCTTGACCACCCCGCTTTAGCGATAATCCAACTGTCAGCGCGGTCATACACTCCCGGCTTTGGATTACCATGTTTAGTATATTGTACACTAAAAGTAGGGTCGTTGTCAAGAACAAATTGCAAAACAACTGGTTTTGCCTTTTGACCTCTGGGAATCTTCAAATTGACTTCCTTACGGGCTTGTCCCGCTGTTAAATACTGTGGCTTAACGCCAATCGTTGCATAAGAAATCCAGCTAACTGCACCATTGAATCTCTGAAGCGCAGACATCGTTTTAGCCGATGATCCCCCCGAACTAAAAAACATAAAGGGTTGTTCGATGTAAATCTCGGAAATGGCAAACTCTGTACGAACATCCATAAGGGCTGACCGCATTATTTCGCATTTGGTAAAGAAATCTTTGAACTTTCGCAAATCAACAGACGTACAATAGACCACATAACCTTGCCGGTCGATAACTGAAATGCCTGTGATTGAGGTAGAAACGTCAAGGGCTAATAACATATATCTATTATACTACAAATCTAGTCTTATTTTAAAGGTATAGCCCGCATCTTCTGTCTTTTTAATTGGTTCCGCTAAATTTGCCACCCCTAAAAGCTTCTGATTTTCATCATAAATTGCAACCTTAGAAATAAATGTAGTCTTTTTAAAGGGGGCATCAAAATTATTAAATGAAGAAGTTGTTATATTTTTAATGGTAGCGGGAGTGCCAACATATAACAGTGATGACCCTGTTATTGTATTGGGGGTTGTCCCCGTTAAAATAAAGGTGGGGTTGTTGCTATAATTGTATTTTCCCGGTGATGCGTGTGCAAACATAGTCAGGGTGGGAGTATATGTGGTTCCCTTAAAAACCATTTCGAACGAACTTTTAACCACACCAGCGCCCGTATCCGCAAAATCTATCCACGAACCCGTATCATACCCGCTTGTGTAGCCATCCGTCACATCATCGCCCAGAGCGCCAGTTCCAAAAAGAATAAAAAATCCCTCGTTGTAAAGGGCGATACCGACAACATTACCAGTTGTGGATCCACTTACCTGTATCAACTCACCATCTTTATTTTTATCTGTAACTACGCTCACGAGCGATCCGGTATAATAAAAATCTAACCGGATTTGCCCCTTCTGTATGCTAGAGCCGTAAAAAACACTCGGAATAGAAATTAATCTTATTTCTTGTCCATCAATATAAGTGTTATAATCAAAATATTTTGACATAGAACCATAATAATCAATAGTGTTTTTCAAAGCCACCGTATGAGTTAAATCAGTTCCGAACTCCACATCTACTGAAGAAGTGAGAGCCAAATAATTTTTAAATTGATCGCCGGGAAGTGCTGAAGCGTAGGCTGACACAGATGTGGTCGCCCAAGAAGCAAAATCTGAATCCTTATTCAAAAATTGATAAATGCGTTCATCGCCTGTACGATTGACGCTTAAATCATAAGCAGACAGCATACCATTGGTAACATTTGTGTTGGAGCTTGATATGTTATTTAAATAAGTTTCACCATCGGCAAACGTGAAGGTTACTTTCGGGTTTGCTTCAATGGTGTTGAAAAAAATCTCATCTGGGGCAAACTTACTTTGCTTCATTAGTAATCAAGGCGTACTCGCACCGTTATTTCATTTGCTGGCGTTTTCTTGATTGGTTCGCTCAATTTAGCGACCGCTAGCAACTCATTATCAGCCGAATACAGACCAACCGTGGTAAAATAGGTAAGAGGTAAATCATCAGGAAGTTCTTTTACAAAAATCTGCGAAGAGGTCAAATAAGTCGGATTTGAACTATAATTAAAATCCGAATTTGTGGCTCGGCAGAAATAAATGGTAGAGTTAAGTTCCGTTGTATTATTGAATGAACAATCATACCATCGTCTTCGAAGACCCGCTGTAAACGCATCAATCGTAGAACCAGTCAGCGCGTTGTCACAAGCGTCTCCAGCAGCATCAAACGTGGTTACTCCGTGGAAAATTGAAGCAGACAGAACGACGACTCCAGCGTCATAATAAATCAAACCCACTGGATTGGAGTCGCCACTTTTAATGATTCCATAGTCGCCTGCTGGGGAGTTTACTTTGTAGTTGTTTGCTGCGCCAGCGTCGGTGAAAGTGCCTATGTCGGTAGGAGCGGTATAAGTGCCCGATGTAAAAAATGAAATAGAAAAAGAACCCTTTTGAATAGCATCTTTGGATAAAATACGCGAGAAGTTCAAGAATATGGAGTCTTGATTCTTTGTTCCACCGGCTGCAAAGTTGCCATCTTGATCAAACTCTTGAGCAGACCCAGTTGAATCAAACCCTGCCAAGACCTGTGCCATTGAGTTATAAATGTTAATCTTTTTCTTTTGCATAGTTGTGGTTGCTGCGGACGCACTTAAAGACGAATTAGCCGAATACCCACAGGTTAAATCAAAGATGTGATTAGCAGACGAACTCAAATAAGGATAATCATATACCGAAACAAACATGCCGTGAGAAAAAGTTTTGATGTTTGTGTCGGCATAAGTGCCGCTGACTATTGTTCCGGTTAGCGGAAGAGCTTCATGCAGAAGCGTCTTGGTCGCTGTCCTATCCTTGGGAGTTAGTGTTTTAAAAGAGCTTGCCATTTTTTTATCCTGTTATCTTTTTGGCGAACCTTAGGGGGATGTCTACTGAAAATCCCGTGGTGCCGCCTGTTATTCTTACGAGGGTGTCAATAAAGTTAAAAGTCGCTGAGTCTACTTCTGAAAATTCTACCCCGGTTGTTCCAAACTGATTATAAAGTGCATTTGAAGTCTGAAGACTGATAGAGGCTTTAAACTTAAATTCCGCCATCCCTTGAAACGGTCCCGCTATATTATTGGTCGAGTCGTCTGTGAACTGATACTGAGTGTCAATCGCATTAGTCACTATATAAGTGGCGACTTGATCATCATCAAGGAAATCGAAATCCAAGGTTTCTCCCGTTTTAACGTTAACAAGTTTACCCAAACGGTTATCGAGTTCAATTATAAGCTGGCTCTCCATTAAATCTGCATCAAGCGTGGTTTCTTTCGCTACTTTGGGTGAATCTAAACCAAAATCAACACGGACCTTGTTCGTGCCCGCGCCCTTCGAGCCATTCAAGACCCCCTGCGAGTTGATGCCCAACGTTGTCTCCGTAGCTAAATCCACAGCAACGACGTATGTATTGCCGTTGTCGGCATCAGTATATAAGCCGTAGCCCGTGTCGGTGATATTTTGTTTTATAATCGGCAAATACAACAAATCGTTTCTTGTATATGAAACAAGGCGGTGTTTTAAAAGCGACGTATTATTCGTGAATGCCTCTAAAACAGGTGTCTGCAAAATGCTCAAATCGTAAAAAGCAGAACCGGATGTATTTCTGCCGCCGACGTAGTTGATGTTTTCATAAGACCAATAATTGATCTCATCATCTCCCAGAGCAAATTTAACGATCTTAAAAGAGCCGTCGCCTTTTGCCAAACGCATCCTACCTGTGTCGGTTAGGACGGCGTCTAAAATAATATCTCCACTGTTATCTAAAAATGCCATAATACTTCCTCTTACTAAGTAGATGTAAGTTTGTTAAAGTTCGCTATAAGTGATTCCAAAGCTTGCTGGTCCAGCTTGTTATTTTTAATCTTTTTAATGATTGCTTCTATCAATTTGGGATCAACACTTGTTTCGTTCTCCTTCTTAATTAGTGCGTTCAAACCTTTTGTGGACAACGCAAAATAATTAGATAGTTCTTTGAAGTCGCCGCCTGAATAACCTTTGGCTTTTATTTGTTCTGTGGTTTGTTCAGAGCCACCAATGGTGTCCAACTTCTTTATTTTAGGAAAGAAGTTCAAATCGATTTCCCTTCCGGTCGTTTTAGAACGAACCCTTATTTTAAAATATCTGGTGCCATCTGTCCACTTCAATCCTTCTCCGGTTAGTCCAATACGATTAAAAAGCTTTTTGGAACTGTCATTCTTTTCCACTTTATCTCCGTAACCATCAACATTGTAAGGTTCGGCTTGAAAAGATGATAAGCCGACTGCCACAACTCCGTTGGAAGTAAGTGGCTTAAATACTGGCTGTGGTGTCTTCTCTATCGGAAAAGCGTAGGGCTTAGTGTCACCAATGTGGATATCCCCGTCATCATAAACATTGACCTCTCTGACGGGAGATGGACGAGATGGATAACCGTGAGCATTAATGGTGCGAAAAGTGTAATAATAAGTTGTGTTGGGCTTAATCGTATCCACAAATTCCACGCCATTTATCTTTTCCACTTCAAACATTTTGGCTTTCTCAAAATCGACGTAACCTGTTGGGGCACTGTCTAGCCTAAAAATTTGATATTTGACGATAGGTGATTTTGAAGCAAACTCAAAATCAAACAGCAGGTCACCCGCTTGCTTCATCGTCTCATCCGAGATGCCGCCGATGGTCCAGCCCTGCCACATCTTCTCTGCGTCAGCCACAACTGTACCTTTGGCTATCTTGGAAAGAATCTTTACCATCTCAGACCCCACCGACGAATCGTACAAACCCACACCAGTTTGTTTCTTTAAAATTTTATTAAAAATCTCCATATCTTTGCCGGGGCTGTTGGGCTTATCGGTGGTAGTTTTTAAGGGAATAAAAACATCTGACACGTTGGGAACATTATCCGACAAAACCATCTTTACCTTGGAAGCATCTAGTCGGCTGGGTATAACCAAAGCAGTGGGATAGACCGGCAGGGAATCCATAATATAATTAGGTTCTGTTTCCCACACCAAGACTTTCATAATTCTCAAATCAGGATAAGAAAGAAAATTTGCCTTGTACACTGCGGTTTTGTAAAAGCTCGTGGTGTCGAACTTAGATTTGTCGTCGCGAACCGCCGTGCCAACACTTATAACATGACAGAAAAATCTGTATACATAAGGTGTGTTATAAAGAGGTCCAGAATCTACCACCTTTAAGAGTTCTTCTCTATTCATAGACGCTGGAAACATGTATTCCCTTTCATAAGTTTTAAGTCCATTGTCTTCTACCTTGAAACGCGCCACAGAATACGCCAGCACTTCCACATAATTTTTTAAGGGGGCTTTTCTATAGTTTCCCTTTTCATCAAAAACTCGTTCGAGCAAAGGTTTGTAGTGTTTGTTGACAAACTCTTCCATTCGGGATGCAAAAATAAAAGCATCAAAGTCACTAACCATAGTATTTTCACTAAACTCGCGGTAAATAAAATCGGTGCGGGCGACGAATGGCTTCTCGGCAGCAGCGCCGACTTTGCCGCCTTCCAAATACGCTTCATCGATGGTCATGGCGTTGCCATTGGGTTTGAAGCCGAAGCCCCCGAAGGCGGGGTCCATCGTTATAAGCTGTTCCGAGATAGTCTTTTGCGGTCCATCCCACAAATCTTTCAACTTCGCGGTTTGCTTCGTAGTAACGCGGTTGGGGGAAATAAAACCCCCTGCCTTGAAAGCCCACTTTAAAGTCTCAGCGACCATTGGCGCACGTTCAATCCAATATTGTTCTTTTTTATTCATCCCCAACAACCGCGAGATCTCTTTAAAATCTACGCTCCCATCATCGGAGAGTGAGAAAAATGGTTTGTTCTGACGGTCAATCAAATTATAAACGAACGTCTCATACATATCCATGTCTTTTAAAATTTTCTTGAATTCGTTATTAGAGTTTTGGGGAATGATGTTATAATTGGCTTCAACCACAAAATTATATGGCAACACTTTTTCATGGCTCGACACCCGATTAAGAAGCTCTACATCACCCACAATATAAGCTGAAGAATTATAAGCTTTGGCAGTAGTGTTTAAGCCGGTGGACGGCATCGTATCTTTGTCATATTTTTTCTTGCTCAAATAAGTAGAATAAAAGCTGTCCAATTTTAACTTCTCTTTGCCCTTTGCCACACCATCAGTCCAATGAGCAGAGTTCCCCCACTGAGCGGGGTATGTCATTGATCCGTAGCCGGTTTTCTTGGTGACCTCCGGTATTATACGTTTGGTTTGTTTCCACCTCGTCTCAGCAATATATGTTCCCACTAAGATGGGCTTTTCTCTCATTACCAAAGAATTATACGCATAAAAATCCTGGGGCTTGGCAATTTTTCGATATTCGTCCGATGTATTTTTATCAAGCGACTCAAGTTTTTGAAGATAAAAGTTATAGTTGGGTTCTGCCTTCACATACACACTTCCCTTTGTTTCTGAAAAAACACCTTCGAACTTTGGTGGAGTGGGAGTTTCCAAATCAAAAAAATGAAGATTTTGTGGAAGCTTGGTAGTTCCCAAAGAAGCTGTCAACCTGTGAAACGGACCCTTCTTGGCGTTGTTGGTGGGCAGTGGACTTCCACCGGGCTCGTCATAAAACCAAATCTCCTTTAGTTCACGAACCACATTCCCAACCAAATAGTTATAGGGACCATCTTTTAACTGTGCTACCTCGTCAGGGGTCGGATCTTTAAGAATTTTCTCCACCCACGAAGGGTCGGTGTGGTCCTGACTGGCGGCAGCGCCGGGACGAAGAGCATACGAAGCGCCCGTGCCCTCTGCCCAATCAAGGGCGTAATGAATGCTTACTATAATAGGATTATTAGGCGCAGAGTTGACCGGAGTTCCCGATCTGCCGCCGCCCTTAAATATAAAACTAGTTCGCATATTCGTAAATAGTTGTTAAGGCTTTAATATTTGCCCTTGCCAAAGTTCATTGGAATGTTAAGCGGCATCTTGCCCTTAATGGATTTTGCCCCTTGTTTTCCAACTTGTTGAGCGCCGTCAGCGCCTTGAGCGCCGGTCTGTTTTACTTCCATCTTTCCAACTGCGCCTTCAATAGATTTGCCGGATTTGCTAGACTTACCTGTAGTCTTGGACGATGCCACATTACCAAAAAGGTTAGAAAGCACCCCTACAGACACCGACATCGTCTTCATCGCGGTTTCTCCCTTCGACACCGATTGTGCTGCCAGCGACACACCGGCAGAGGAAAGCCCCGTTACGGGACCACTAGGAAACGGAGATACTGATTTGCTTGGGATTTCAAACAGGCTTTGTTTTAATCCCATCGAGACCACGTCTTTCATGGCGGGTAACATAGCCTTAGAAAAAACGTTCATCGCGGCTTTGTCTACGTCGAATTCAACAGGCGGCGTGTCTGGTGCTTTTATATTGGGGATCTTAAAGGTGATCTTGCCAGAAACATTCTTAGTAGTAAAAATAAAATATTGATCAACAATCCGCTGATTTAATGGAAAGCCACTCGTTAATTGCCATCGAGCTAATACGTTGGGACTAGTTAAATTATTTTTCACCTCTCTATACGGCTGCCAACTGCTGCCCTTGTTGGAATTGGCATTGGACATAAACACATACATTTCTACCGTATTTGTAAATAATAAAACAGAAAGAATGGAGTTCCCATCACTAAGCTTTTTACCTTGATCCAATTGAAGATAAAGTGACTTCAAATCCGCAGATGCTTCAAAAGATGTGGGTTCGTTACCCAAAGCATAAAGAGGCACATCCACATCAGCCCAGCCGCTCCACGAAGAGGGCGTAGCCATCCACCTCAACAAACCGCCTTCATCCCCAAAATAATCCGCAAACTTTTGTGCGCCCACTTGATTAATAAAATTATATATCGTGGTTAGTTTCTGGAGATCTTGATAATTTGAAACGTCTTGCTCGGGCTCATTTTTAGGATTAAACGGATTACCAGAGCCGCCAAAAAAATCGAGGAAAGACAGTTTAGAAAGATCTGAGGGGGATGTAAACGCCTCTTCTCTCGTTGAATCTATAATAGAAACCCCATCCTTCAACAACGAATCTAACAAAGGTGAAATTACCGCGCTGACTTGGGTGTCTTGGGTAGGAGCTTTATAAGATTTAGCTTCGCCTTTTTGCATACTCAACACAAAATCGGTTAAGTGCGACTCATTCAGAATAAATATATTGTCATCATTAAGTGTTTGGATAGATGCGTTGCCTGCCGTCAAGGCGAGCGGCGTTATTCTTTCGCGCAAATTAATTTTTCCGTATGAACCCGTATTACCAAGATATTTTGCGATTTCAAGCTTTTGTAGCGTTTCATATTGTCCCTTGTCGAGTGTAATCGCGAAGCTTTCGGAGCTTTTTACAGGTGTTTCTTTCGAAAAATAATCCAAAAAGAAATGAGCCGGTTCATCATATCCAACACTATAGTTGGTGCTACCGTCAGCGAGTGGTCCTGAAGGGAGTTTGTAATAGTTAGTGGAGATTGCTGGAGCCTTCGAGGAATCTCCTTTAATCTTCTGTGTGACGTTGGGCATTATATCAAACGTTTTTACTTGGTTAAGAGACTCTTGGATGAGGTCTTTTATTATAAAAAATGTACCGGGAGTTAAAACGGTCGTGCCCGCGTTCTTATCAACACTTAAAAGCTTCCCCACGGCAGAAGCAACTTGCTGCGCCGAGGCGATGGCTGGCTTATCAGCGTCGACCAACTCGACGAGGCGCACAAACAAAGTATTAAAACTCTGTTTAAGCCTAGTCAAAATGTCTCCAAACTCCTCAACAAATTTTGGAGTCATTCTTCCAAAATCCGCATCATAAAACTTGGAGAGCATTATTACATTTTCTAATCCGCCGAACATGTTTAAATATTTGCTTACGGTCACCAAGCTGCTGCTCAGATCGAATCCAAATTTTGAATCAAAAGTTATTTTTACACGATATTCATATTTGTATTTCTTGTTAACTGTTTTATCCTTCACAACAAAAATGGTTTTTTGAATCTCGGCAGTAGAACAATCATAGCCCCGCAACACAATTTTATCTGTGCCCTGGGGGATGACTTGACCAGAAAATAAACCCTTTAATCCGGCGGTCATCCATGAAGACCAAATGGTCTCTTCCAAAAAATCTTTAGTAAATTTTTCACTTATGTTCTTAGCCACCTTTTTTCTCAAAAGAGACATGCTTTTAATGTTCAGCCCGTAAGCATTGCTTCCGTTATTAAAACTGAGAGCCGTTTTCATAAATTTGCCCATATCAAACATAAACGCCAAATTCATAGTAGTAGGTGCCGTGTCATCCCAGAAAAATATTTGACTAAAAGGTGATTCCATTGCTTCCAGTTTGTGACTATCAAAATAATCTTTAAAAGACATATCAGCTATCTTGTTCGCAGTTAGAAGGTTGGAAACGATGTCCTGATTCTCCCCCAAATCAAAAATATCTCCTTTACCAAAACCCACAAAATTAGATAAGGCGGCTGGATCAGAGACGACTGCCGATGTAAGACCGGGATCGTTTTCAGGAACAGGAAGCTTTGTTAAAATCTCAGTACCAAGTCCGGGGTCAGGAAGTTTATGAATGTGGGTTTCAGACGCAATACCGGTTTTACTTGCTGGTTTAACGTCATAATCAACTATGTCATGTGAGTGGTGTATGACTCCATACCAATTCTGATCTTGGATATAGGCGTAGTTGGACGACACATCAGAGACACCATCTCCAAACTCGTTTACTGTATAATGGTGAGTATGTTGCCAATCCAAAGATGTAATTCCGCCCTTGGGAACTTCTTCTAGAGTTACAGCCGAATACGGTCCTGTCCACATTTTGCCGTCGTTGGTTTGAAGAATCTGATACTTGAAATCAACAATGCCGCCCTTGGCAATTACAAACGGAAAGGCATATGCTATTGCTGAAGCTTGGGCGGCGAAGGGAAGTGCGCCGTTTGCAAGATTCGCAGATACTTGAATAAAACCCATCAAATCTACAATGCGATCATCTGCTATAAACGTAGGGTCGCCGGGGGTCGGGTCGATGTCGGTTACTGGATGGAATTCCATCGCTTTCAAATTTTTAAACTCTACAGTATAAGTAAATTTTCTGTATTGTTGACCTCCGTATTCATAAAGTGTTGATTGAGTGAACATTTGAGGAGACGATGCATGTTGTGAATCCTTACCCCGCTTGGGCAGAAAATATTCCACACCATCCTTATTCATTTTAACGAACGGACCTTCATCACTAATGGTGGCACCTGCCGTGTTAGACCCGAAAGGGACGCCAGCTTCAAGGGCATCCTTTATATCTTGTGAAGCATCATAAGTATATAAAGCGACATTTGTGGATAACAAAGGCTTATAAGAATCAAAAATGTCTTTACCCTCCGCATCTACGGGAGCATAGAAACAATATCGCATTTCCACACTTATACCATCTTGATCGTTAAGAACCACCGACTCGATAAGCGGGTAGGGAACCTTTTGTATGTGTAACGAACCTATGTCAATATCATCAAAATACATTAGCACTTCTCACTTTCTGGAAGGTTGTCATATAAGCCGCTGGCTGGAGAAAAACCTTGAGTCTTTTCCATTACTAAGTTTTCTTCTGTTTGAACATCTAAATAATAAACCATTGCATCGGCATTATCTATTTCGCCCCATTGGGCAAATGGATTTAATTTTTTAAGTTGGCTTGGTTTGGTCAGCTTGGTGCCGTTGACAATAAAACTCTGTTCTATTTCGACAGTGTAACATTCTATTTCATAGGTGTCATTCATTTTTGAAGCGCCAGATTCTAACAAGAGTCCTATGGTTTGTCCACGATCAATTTTGACAATCGTCTTATCGTCAAAGACTTTTACGATTTTACTCCTAGAATCAAAACCACGCGCAGGATCATATAACTCAACTGTTCCATCGGACTGCTGGGCTTGAATAGCCACTTCATAAAGATCGTCGGGAAGCGTTTCTCTAATTACAAATGCGTTCAGTTCAAAATCCAGTTGGGGTATTTGGTATGAACCGCTACCCACCGTCACAGACTCCGCAGAAGCGGAAATTGCATTTCGCAATGCCATATAAGTAAATCGCGGAGCCACTTGGGATCCTATCTCCGAATCAGATAAGCCGAAAGAATTTTGAAATATAGACTGTAAAGTGGGCGTTGGTTGCCACGACGATTGTTTATCGAGACTGAGATGATCTGAATTTATTATAAAAGAGTTTTTTGGAGTTTGCTCCACAATTCTAGGCTCGGATTCATTTTGCGTTTCCGTAACTCCAATTTTTGCAGCGTTATAAATAATATCGTCATCCAAAAAATTATAATAAGTAGGGGAAAACAAACCATCAGCAATCATCTTCTTGCCATGTTTGGTGAGGACCAAATCGATAACCTGTTCTTTGGAATCTAAAAAACTCATGTATTCTAAATAGCCTAATCTTCAGATTTCTTAACGAAATCAATCTCTGCTGTGATCTTTGCTGTTTCCACCAAAGAACAAAAATCATAAGGATAGTTATAACTAAAATCTGCGACTTTAAGTTTGTTGCCATCCACAGTTTCAGGGGGAGGAATGGAGAAACCTGCAAAAGCCGGATTTGCTGCCCCCATTGCAAAATAATTCGTTTTGGCACGCTTTTTTACCTTAAAAATTATCCACTGAACCTGTTTTCTCTTTTCTATATTCTTGAACATCTCGGTTGTTTCTATATCAATATCCAGATAAGCAGTTTCGCGATCAAAATCCCCCAGTGGTTTGGGTGGCAAACTTTGCCAATAAAGGTGCATATCGTCTTCATCCAAAGCAACGCTATATTCTTTGACCAACATACCCACCGGTTTCGTATTTGTATTTCTTAGAAAGTCAAAGCGGGGCGGGAAAACATACTTGTCTAACAATAAAGACAAATTATACCACTCATTTGGCTCCTCATTATTTTGCACAGATTGGATGCCCTGTTTCTGTTTCTTCTTAAACTCGTCCTGATCAATCGCAAAAAAAGTTTTATCGGGTTGAGTTGATGCTTTAAAATATGGGATACAAACAATCGCTTCTTCGATCTTTGTAGATTTAGATAGGCGACCAAGCTGAACTTTATCGGGGAAGAGCAAATAGTCTTTTAAACTTTTATACCCCGCAACATCTTTAACCGTCATGACAAACTCGGCTTTGTTCGTCTTGGGGTCAGGCAACTCACAATAACTTTTCCATATTCCCCCTAGTTTTGCATCTTCTGTCAAACCCGCGACGATGTTGCGAGTTAAATAGGGGGTTTCCCACTTTGGCTGAATGACCCACACATTATTTAAAGTATTCTGGGGGGTTGATTTTTTAGTCGGCTGACCGGTAATTATATCTTCTTCAAGCATCGACTTATCTGCCACCAAGAGATAATTGAGCGATTCGCTCAACGATGGCTGCTGATTTAAAATCTGCGGCATAAGTGCAATCGTTGGTTCGGAAGTCCTATGAAAACTTTGTGTACACTCTTTCTGAATCTGACTTATGGTGGGCTTTTCATCAGCGGCAGGGTTCCACTCTAAAACCACAGATGCTGAACCCTGACCCCACGCGGGCTTCCACATTGCGTCAGTTGCGTAGTCGACGGTGTCGTATTTCGATCCCGAAACGCTCGGACCCCAGCCCATTTGTTGTGTGTGGGGAGCGGACACCACCGTCTGCCACGGTCCTTGGCTGCCTTCTCCATACGCATTATAATTTAAATTATTTGCCACAGCAATTTCAACCGCGTAAGATTCTCCATTTTTAACTTGACCAAGTTCACTCTCCTCTTTTGAAACGATCGTTGACAACCTGTTATCCAATAAACAAAAATCAATGGTACTAGCCAAGAAATTGGACATTGCCAACTGATAAAATGGTTCGGGTTGACCACCCAGGGAAGCCGTAGAGTCCATAGACATACTAGTGTGAGGATACATATCATAAATGTAAGTATTGGGGCTTCGCATCTTCTCTAAAGTCACCAACTCTTCAAAGGGAACGGTTTGAAAAGCAGTGCCCAGATCGCCGATACATTTTTCCATCATTACATTGCCAACGGACATAAGTCGTGTGGTGGCGTAGTCGCCAGTAAACATACCGTGGCTCATCGCCAAGCCAGCTTTAATGGAGTTAAAAAGAACTCCCGGCATAAACAAAGGCTGCATAAGAGTTCTAAACGATGTAGTCTCCCCGTCCAAAGTTGTGGCGGGAATGAGCGATGAAGAAAATAACTGAGCCAGTTGCACCGTTCGTTCGGCTGGATAGAAGCCCTCATATGGAAGGAGTTTGGTGATAGCATCAATTTTCAATCTTATTTTGGACATTTTCATAAACTTGTGTTTCTTTTTGATCTCTTCAAAATTGAAAAACACTGCGCCTTCTTCGTAGCGGCTTATATTTGCGGCGGCAGTCGAAGAACCAGTAATCGACGTAGAAGAAACAGCATCGCTATTTAAACTAACTGAACCTCCCGCATAGATGGACTCAACGTGATCCGAAATCCGATACTCTGGAAGAAGAGAGTGATCTTTACCGCATATTTTCACAAATTCGGAAAATTCTTTATGGTCATTATAATAATATGGTCCTTTGCCATATGTTGTTGGTGCTGACCAAGGCTCGTAAAACGACGAATTAAAAACGCCGCTGTGACTGTTTGCAAACCACGCGCCATCGCTGATCGGCGCATCAACTATATAGGGCATTTCTAAAATGGGTCCAAATGTCGATGATGCGTTGACAAGGGCACTACCGGTGTCATCTAACGTCTGATTTGTCTGCGCTGCATCATACGCAGTGTTGTTGTTTATCGGCGTTTGACACCGCGTTACAAAACGACTAAGAACGTTTTTCGGATCACGCAATATACCAAAGCGCATATTATTTGCTGCCACCGTGTCATATCGCGCTTCGTTCGCGTAGTTGGGCGCATCAAGTGTCCAAGCGGGATTAGCGATTGAAGACGATGCCTTGGTTCTCAAATCAACATACTTGGTGCCTTGGTCGGAGGTCGCATTAAAATGAACCCGAAACTGTAAACTGATTTCCGCAGCGCTGCCAGTGGCAGTGTCCAAAACATTAATACTAGGACCGACAGTGTTGCCGCGTAGGTCGGGGGATGCTACCTCGGTGATCTCCGCAGACTGTGTAGCAAGGGGATTCGGACCACCGTAAGCTAAGTTGAACCCCATTTGATTGGTGACATAAGGAATATAATAATCCCACGCATATGCCGTCACTTTTATAAGACTGCGGTCAGCCACTGTGTCCTTCCACGGCTGAACAAATATATCCCTTATGAGGGAACTCCCTAAATAGCTATATTTTTGCAGAGGATAAATCTGATGAGAAAACTTAACAAACCTGATGTCTTCTTTGTTCATCGCATCTTGAAATTTAGAGGAGTAAAAATTATAAAACTTTTCATAAGATGAAAGCTCTTGTTTTTGTTCCTTCTTGATCAGGAGAGTTTCCAGTGCGTTATCAAAGAAAAACCTTTTTTGAGAATTGTGTGCCAAAGCAAAAAGAGTGGAGTTGTTAGTTAAGTCATCTTGTAAATCTGCCACAACCAACACCGAGTTGTCAGACACGGCGGCGGGCTCAATTGCAGTAATAAAACCGGTCTCTTTTGCAGCGAATGGGTTGTCAACGCTAGATATCACAATTGGCGCAGTTTGTTGAGTTATTCTATTGGTGTTTCTTAAATAGCGAGCGATGGGATGTTGCCCGACTCGTAGTTGTTTCCACGAAGGATACCCGTATGCGCCGCCACGATGGTGGATAAGAGCGTTTATCATTCCTCCAAGTCCAACGTCGCCGGAAGAGATAAACGGCGTCGAACCCCCAGCACCAGTAAGATTGATCTGTGCGTCTATCACTTTATCAATGCGAAGATCAGAACCCCAATTGGTTGGCTGTGGATTCAGATTAAAATATGTACCCGCAAAAATCCAGCCGTATTTGGGATTGGCAATCACTGTGGTATCGTAAGTAGCGTAAAAAGAAGACCAGCCCAGAGTATAATCTGTAAAAGGTTCATAAATATGGATATTAAGACCAACAAAATCTGTATGCTCTGCGGCAGCGCCGCCGCCGCGAGAGTCATTGGACCAATTGCCTTGGGGGCTGAAACCCCAAACACGACAAGCGGTCGTCCGCATATACGAAAAAAGCTCACTCTGGCTAATAAATAGCATATCGCTAGCACCCGTCACGAAGCCGAGGTCAGCAACCAGATTTACTGACGTGCCAATGCGAGGATAACTGCCGCCTGCTCCATACTTGAAGCCGGTATAACCAATAAGCGATGACGATATCCATGCATAACCGCTTTCCTTTGCAGGAATGCCGCGAGAAATATAACCATTATCTGAAACGGTTCCTGTAAAGGTAGTGCCATCGGCAGCATATTTCATTATGGATCTTCGGTTGGGACAGACCTTATGTATCGACGCCGACAAATCATTGCTCCCCGATTCGTATCCCCCAAAAGACATGGGGACTTTCAATAAACTATTGTAAGCTTGTCTCACCGCAAGATTTCTATTGTTGAGTTCGTTATAAACACTATACTCTCCGCTTGTAGCATTCAAGAAAGCACCAGCCGTGTCGGGTCCACCGGGAGCGCTGAACCTTTCAACAAAAACCGATTTTACAGCGGAAGCAGTAACAACAGCGTAATCATATGTGCCACTCACATATGGACTCGGCAAATTGGCTGGTGTGTTGAGATAATCTTCTAAATGAAAATTATTATATAACTTGCCACAAGTTTGGAACACCTCATACGTTTGAGCAAAGTTACCAAGTGCAGCGCCTGTGGTTTGAATATTTTTAATATTAATCGGGGCGCGGATGGCTGGGTCTTGATAAAACTGATCAACCGGAGCATCATAACCCAAGCTTCTGCGCGGAGATTGAATAGTGATTTCTGAAGAGTTATCCAAAACAACCTCAAATCTTTCGGCTCGCGTCAAAGAAGAAGTGAGATTGTCAGAGATCCGTATTTTTCGCGACTTTGAGCCTCCAACACGTTGTGCTGTAAACGGACCCTGAAGGGGTTGTACAGCGTCTGGTCCAAAAACATCGTGATGAATATTGGTAACAAACGGCTGCTGATTGGCGAGGTTAAAAGCGTTATTGGCGAAACTCCCCGTATCAGTTGAAATAGATTGAGAATACAAGCTCAACGGGGCAACAAAACCAAATTTGGTTGTTTCGTCTCCCACCCTAACTTGTGCGCCCACCGGTCTTTTGGTAAAAAGGCTCAAATCATCATTACATGATTGAGGGTCAACCATCGCCGATTCACTAGCAGCCATTGCGGCAAAACCTTCCGAAGAAGAATTATAAACAACCCCCTTATAATAATCAAGCCTTTTGTTTGGACCAAAATTAATGCCACCGTGTATTTCTTTGGGCATAGAAACGTACTCCCTTACGGGTGCAGCGTTTCTACGATCTTGGGTTTGTTGGCTCGCAGACAGGATCATATTGCGAGAATGCACAACCGACGTCGGAACATCCGACTCAAACGTTGCATTGTTTCTTTCGGCTTCATATTTCCACCAATAACAATTATCTATCTGCAAATCACTCAAAGGGTGATGAGCAAATTTCCAGTTTACAGGATTGGTGCCGGATGCGACCGCTTCGGGGGTGGGCACCTTGAATTCAATCGTCGGTAATTTATAAGTATATTTATTTCTCTCCAAGACATGACTTTCTACAACATTATAAATTTTATCCGAACCCTGCAAAGAAGCTGGGAGGAGATTCATTAACATCTCGTTAATCGAGTTGTCGAGCCATTTATAATATTCAAAAAAGGCAGCAGAAGTTCTCTTTGATATAACAGTGGAAAAATATTCAGTGGCAAGCTTTTTTAAATCTTTATATTCCATCCTATATTTGTTAATAGGGTTTCCAATGAGTTCATTAAAGCCATCCAGCGAGGAAAAGAACGCAATTATATCTCGATTTATTGCCTGTTGAGCGCTCTTTTCAATTGTGAAATAGCCCAACTGGGATTCAATTAGATCTTTTGTGACCTCATCGTCTGCTGTTAAAACCCGAACGCCAGTTAATTCACCAAAGTTTTCTGGGTTTGTCGTCTTGCCTACTGTGAAAAAACGACTATTGTAAACGCCAGTTGACGACTCTTTGAACCCATAACCGTTCGCCTGATATAGACTTCCGAGAACATCATTCAAATAATTTATGTTTGTTTCTTTATATGACCCCGAAGACAAATCTGGCAAATAAAACTCGCCACTTGAATCAGAAGTAGTAAGGTCTGCCGTTCCCCAATTCAGGATTAGAGAATTTATTTTGGGAACATAAGCTCCACTAAACTTATTTGATAAAGGTAAAAAGTTTTCATATGGCTGGTTTCTACCTATATTTCTCGGATCTTTGGCGTGACTTATTAATTCATTATTGCTTAAATCGTCCAGCCAAACGCGGAAAAAGCCAATATTTAAGTCAGAGTTTGTTAAAACAGATCCAGTAAAATTGGTTCTATTCGCACCGAAATAGGGTATCCTATTTTGGCTTAATAGAGGAATCCCACGCTCGGAATGAAAAGACGCTGACAAATTAAAAGAGTTATAGACAGTCTCGTCCTCTACATTGTATCCTCTAAAATTAACTACATAAGAGCCAGAACCTGTCTGAAGAGCGTCATTTAAATCGCCAACTCCATATCCGACCGGCTTAATGGTTACTCCCAAGGTCCAAGTTTCATTGTCATAAGAATCTTCAAACAACTCCGAAACTATTTCTGGGAATATGCCTGCGCCGCCAGTAGCCAGCGACGAAGTCAGCACAAACTTTACTCTTTTAGAAACCAGATTGTCACGAACGGCATAAACCTGAAACCCAGCGTCGGCAGCTAAAAAAGCGGTGGAGTTCTCATCTGCGGTAGTATCAACGCCGTGAACACCAAACACAGATGCGCTTTGCCCCACAAAATTAACAGTAGTGGCATTGCCAAAAGCAGGATACTGAGGTAAAAACACTTGGCACTCATAAGTATTCGCCATCCTCGATTCGATGGGATCGTCTATGCCATAGGTTCCCGAAATAAAAGGCATACCAACAGAAGCCGAAGCTGCCGAAAAAACAGTCCCGTCGTTATTAGCAAGCGTCGAAAAATTTACAAACTTATATTTTTCAGCATAGAGTTCGCGCTTGTCACCCAATTTAATAATGGAATTATCCTGATAAACCGATAAGTTAATTAACTCATTGTCCACTCCGAAACACCGAAGACTATTTCTCAGGCTCTCCACCGTTCCCTTTGTCCTAAAAATTTCAGGACTGTTATTATAAAGATTAGAATATATAACCTTCTTAACCGATTCAAGTTTTTGTGCAAACTCTCCCTGCTCGCCGCTATTAAACATATTGGCAACGGTCGTTTCGTTTTCTAGAATCCTTCCAATAAGAAAGCCTCGCGAGTTCAATGCCTTCTGCGCGAATTTTGTTCTTGCTATTCTGTCATTATAATATTCCATATAATGAATATTGGGAAAGGTTTTTATTTCCAAAAATATCTCATCTAGAGTCGATGCCATTATTTGAGTAAGGCTTTTGAGTTCTCTGGAGTTTAATTGATCTTCATCTGTTATCCAATCGGGTAATGTATGATAAAAACTATTATTATTAAGTTCGTCGTGTAAAGACGAGGTCGCCTTCGTTTCGGAAATATAAGTCGCTACCCGTGGATTGTTTGTATATAAAATCGGATCTTTTTCTTCGCGAGTTGCCAGACCAGATGCCACAAACGCAGAACCAGTATTGCGAGCAGTAGAAACATATCCCACAAAAGCGCCATTGTTTATCCTCCCAGAATAATCCAAAATCACTTCATCTGTGGCAGCGACAGTTGTAATGCCCTCATTAAACTTGTAATATACCCCAAGATCAATATTTGTAGAGCCTGTGGTTGCGCCGCCAGCGACGGGCTGTCGGCTAAAGATTCCAATTTGTTCTGCTGTTCTAGTCCGTCGCCAAAAACGAAAATCATCTAAAGACGCAGATAGCTTTCCCCAGCCCAAAGCTGTGCCAGTGGTTCCAGTTTGCTCGGTAACCAAGGAACCCAAAGTGGCAACAAAGTTTCCTGTAACATTCGTGATGGGATCTCCACTGAGAGTGTCCGCACCTTGATATTTACCGTCCAAATAAGATTCGACACTAACATTAGAAGCCCCATAGTTAATATTTAAAGCAATGTGGTGCCACTTATTATCTACAATGCTCCCAGACTCAATCGTTGTCAGATAACTGTTTGCTAAATAACTTCCAGATGATATTTGTATTAAAAAAGGATATGCCGTCTGCTGGTCCAATTCGACCGTAAAACGACCTACTGAATCTGAGGCACTGGAGCTATTCCAAACATCTAAAACAACCTCTTTCTGATCTGCAATAACGCTTAACCAAGCCGACTTCTTTATAAAGAACTCAATGCAGTTTCCGTCGGGCTGCCCAAAACTTAAATTAGAACCAAATTGAAGATTATCGTTAACTACATTTCCTACTTGTAAATTTCCATCAACTAAAATATATTCTTTATCCTCTGGGTTTACATAAAGGGACGCATCGCCCAAGCTCGACCCCCAGCCATCAGATGAAAAAACAACATAACCATTTGTTCTGGGATATTCATGTTCAAAAATGTAATTTTCTAAAAACGAACTGCTATAATGCCAGAGTTGTTTGTCCGTCACAGTGCCATCATAGGGATAATAACTCTGGATGTGATCGATGGCTTTATTGTAATAATCTTCGGCTGACCCAAAAAATGCAAAATTGCTTGCGGTGGCAAAATCAACCGGGGGAATATAGCGGTCATTTACCTTATGAATAATTTTAATAGCTTCGCCACGATCAAACGTGGTGCCGGCTGACTCTCTCGTTTGTTTGATCAGCGGCTTAGATATTTTCTGTTGGGACTTTATTGCATCTATGTATTTTTTAAAACTCATCAATCCACCCTAAACTCAAATTTATCCACCTGTTCCACAAAGTTTAAATCCTTTTTGATAATGAAGGAAACATTGTATCTATACCCTGCTTCAAATTGCGAAAAATCTAAATCAAAATAGTTGCCCCTAGAATCATACGACATTTTTGTAAACCCATCATTGCCGGAACCCGTTCCATATGGAACTACCTTTAGATCATCAGTATTTCGTTTCACTTCATAATAAATATTCTCTAAAAGCGATGAACTTGGTGTGGTTATTCCGATGGAATAAATAGTTGGGGACCAATCTTTTGGTCGAATATACAAACGAATCGTAGCCTTTTCTGACGTTCCGTAACTTTGTTTCAGATTGGCAGGAACTATTACATAATTTGTAAAATCTCGATTACTAGAAGCACTATGATTTAAAACCGTGATTTCAGACCCCGTAGCGTATTCCACAGTTCCAGAGTGCCAAACAACGAACACCGGAGAAATAGAACTTGAAGCATAAGCGAAGCTGGCTGAATAAATTCCGGTGGTCACATGTGAGCCTGTAACATTATCATCTCCCGTCGTGGCAACTCCTCCACCGACCGGCAAAAACAATTTAGAGCCTAACGGCGAAGTGGAACCAGAATAAACACTCAACAGCAAATCGCTAGTTCCAACGCTAGGGAGATTGGCTAACTGTCCTCCCACATAATTATAAAGATATAAATTATTCAAATTATCCGACGCTGGTGCCAGTGCCGAACTAAGATAAAATGTTGATGCATCATCTATTTTTGAATCATTATACCGAGCCTCTAATGCTGGCTTTTTAAGAATGTATTCGCTGGTTCTACTATAAAATCTTTTCGTATAATAAGAAGCAGAAGCCGCCTCATCACTGGATGTTAAATACACCGCAATGCCATTGTTGGTAATAGTTCCATTTAACCACTCCACTACTAAAGGAGTAATATCAACCTCCAAATCCTCATAACCAGTAATAAAAGATGCAGTATAGACCGGACTAGAAAGAAAATCGCCGCCAGCGGTGGTCCAAGCAGTTCCATCGGAGGCTATGTCCCAGTTAGAAGCACCGGTATAATCTCTATTTGATAATTCAGGTCCAGTGCCTTCATCCCATGACTGAGATACTGGAGCCACCACCAAAGTAAAATTAGTGGGCGGGGGTTCTGGAGTTATGGCAGAAAACAAGCGCAACACAAAATTCGATCCGCTCTGAATAGTTAAATTAGTAATATCTGTCTGAATGGCAGTCGTAGAAAACTGAAGAAGCGCTCTTGATTTTTCATTACCATCCACCGAAGAAGTTTGTTGACCAAAAATAGAAAATATTTCAATGGAGTCCGCAAGACCGGCATTAGTTCCAGTTAAGCGATTAGTAAACACTTCACCAAATACATTCGTGAGGGTGTTATCTTTCGTCGCTATGTATTTTTTTACTGACATTATGCTGTTCCAAAGTCAAACTTCTGGGCTTGTTCTCTATATTGTCCATTTTCATAAAACATAAATGATAAGGTATAAATGGTTCCTGAGTTAAAGTTTGAAAAATCTAAATCAAAATAGTTACCCTTTGAATCATATGAAAGAAGTGTATACTCTTCGTTGTCGCTGCCTGTCCCATATGGAATAATCTCTAACTTGTCCCGCTTTCTTATGACCCTATAATATGCCTTTTCGATTTGCGTTGGTTCCATAGTCGTCGTTGCCGTGGTTTGCACAGTTGGGGCGATAGAAGGATCGCGCACAAACAAACGCAAACGACTACTGTGGGTGTTCATATATGTTTCTTTCAAATTGGTGATCGATAAATAATATTTATTCGTTTTTCGATAATTGGGAAAAGGGCGAGCGTCCGGTCGTAAAACCGAACTTGTATGAAATTCTGTAGTGTTATCGTGCCAAACGGCAAAAATATTTTCCAATGAACTAGAATTGAAAGCGAAAGAAGCCGAATAAATCCCAGCGGAAACATATGATCCTGTGATATTAGTGTCCGCTGCTGCAACGACGCCGCCACCGAGGGGGAGTGCCAATTTGGAACCAGACGGTGTAGTTTCCGTAGAGCCGGAATAAACACTCACATAAAGATCCCCCGTACCAATGGAGGGAATGTTGACCAAGTTGCCTTTAATATAATTGTACAAATAAATGGTATTTAAATTGCTTGCGGCTGTCACCCGTGAAGCACTAAGATATAAATTACCCCCGTTATCTTGAATAGAGTTATTGAAGCGAGCTTGAATCAAGGGTCTTTTATGGAAGTCAAAATATTGAGCGGAGTAAAATCCCTTTTTATAATGACTCTGTGAAGCCGATTCTTGGGAAGCCGTGAGTTGTAACAACAAACCATAATCAGTCACGGCATCGGTTAAAATACTTTCAACGTAGGGGGTAATATTAATACTTAAATCTTCGACGCCGGTATCAAAGGTATATTTAGATATGGGGGAGGCTCTTACGTCACCGCCATCAGAGGACCACATCACTTTTGGTTTAGAAGAGGCTGTTAGCCAATTGCTCCCGATCTCGTTGCTCATATCATCAAATGAAATACCACGTCCTTCCTCCCACGCTCGCGAAAGGGGAGATATTTGAATGATAGAAGATGTGGGAGTCGTAGAAGAGTGCGGATAATTTTTCATCTGCAAATAAAAAGTCACACTTCCCGAAGCAGGTAAATCTCCCGCAGATCGATCTACTAACATTTGACCCGTGTTAAATTGGATTAAAATTCTGGCTCTTCCATTATCGGCGACAGAGGCTGTAACTGTATTGTACAGTGAATAAACTTCTAGATTCTCTGTCAAGCCAAAATTGATGTCACTCATACGGCGCGTGCCGCTTTCAGGACGATAAGCGTCGGTAATTGTATTGTCCGTTCCGGCGAGATAATTTTTGATGCTCATTATAGAACTGTTCCAATTAGATCCCTATCAAAAAACTTAATTTCAAAAACCTGATTTTCTTTAAGTGTAATCGAGCGACCATCGGCGGCGAGGTTATCAGCTATTGAAAAATTAGAGGTTGAATAGTCGCCGCCGGTAGCGGTTTTTGCGAACACCTCGACAACATCTAAAACTCCATCAACGTCCTTCAGCACGCGAAAAACATCACCATAAAAAAGTGGCTCACCAATATTAAACTTTATATCATAGTAATCCTCTAATGCCATAATGCATCCATTTAAAACATCAAACTTGTTTTTGTTTACATCGGCTACAATCGTAAAATTAATAGAAACGTTTACAATCAGGGCATTAAGAATATCAACAGTATCGGTGATCATCTTGTGTCTTGTAATCCACGTTCGTAAATTATTTTTTAAAGTGGCGGTAGACTCGACAAACTTCCCAAATGAATCTTCGCTAATAATGTAAAGATTTAAATTTTTCTTAAAAGAATCTTTGTCTTGTGTTGCTCTTACCCTTTTAATAGCTCCAAAGGATGAGGGCATTGCATAAGTTAATGTTTCATAATCCGCTATGGTTACTGCGCGTTTTTGTGCGGAGACAGCGGCGAGCGCACGTTGGCGCACTTCTTCTACTGTCGGAACTGTAACGGAGCCAACAATAGATTCTTCATTGGATGCTCGGACACTTTCACGAACATAGCTTTCTATTGTAGCTAAATTGGTTGTCGAAGCAGGAAATTCTAAAACCATATCTACAATATTGGTTAATGCGCCCTGTGAAGCATTGGGATTTAAACTATCATTTTTGAGATATGCGATGGTCAAAGTGGTATTAGATGGAGCAATACCAAATTTATCGCTCTCTATAAGATTTGTAGGATCAAATGAGGTGGAAGAAGCATAAGGTCTCCCAAATTTTTGGACAACAACATTTTCAGGTCTTCCATAAGTATCCGCAGTTAGATTGTTTGCCGACCCATATCCAAATTGTAAAATCGTTTTTTGAGAATTTTTTTCTGTCGTAAAACGGCGGGAAACCAACACAGGTTTCATGATAGAGCTTACTTTGTCCGTGGCAGAATTAGGATTCACTATTTCTTTGTAAATAACGTTTTGACTTAAATAATCCACTTCAAAATATTCATTTCCCTCTGTATCAATAACACTTAAAATCTCAGTGATAAAACTGTCATCGATATCTATTTTTGTAAAACGTTCAAAATCTCCTACGTCAATAGTTGTCACTTCTTGCTTGCCAGACATTACTCTGCCAACTCCACGAACAGCATAATAGGACACTAAACCAGTTGACTCATCAATAATGGCAACATCTCTTTGATTGTCTGGATCTGCAAAATTTACGTCCTCTGTTAAAATAAACGCCTCGTCATTAACTGTTCTTACGATTGTACCCTTTTTAATAATAGGGGCATAGTCCGTATTTATTTTCGTTTGATTTCCAACGAGAGAGGGAATGGTAGCATAAAACGATACATAGCCTTGGGAAGCATAATTGAGCGAAAAATTATATCCCATCGTCTTTGCGATTCTAACCACATTATCAAACTCAATAGCACTATCCAAAAAACTTTCATTTGCCTGATAATCCATATAAAAAGAGAGAACGTCGCCCACATAAGCTACATAATCTGTCATAAGAGCGCCGAAACCGGCTTCATTGAAATCTTTATAGGTGTCGGGATAATATCTCTTGGCGTAATTAACAAGAGATTCTTTGATCGTTGAAAAATCCCTGTCGGTATATCTTACAATAGTGTTGGTTTTGGGCATGGGGAGGTTCCTCTCATCTAATTAGTTTTCTAGTTTTATTTCAAGAAAATCTTGCACATTAAATTCGGTTAAAGAATAAGAAACTTTAACCAAAAGAAAATGATCTTCTAAGCGCGTATCTACAGCCAAAAGTCGCACAGTGGGTAAAAATCTCTCGAATTGCCAAGAGATGTCACCCTCGATTTCTGAAGGAGCAGACGTACTATCTGGATTTTCAAAAAGATATCTCCTTAATCCTGCTCCAAAATCCGGCAACATAATGCGCTCGCCGGGAGTTGTCAACAACATATTTTTCACATTTTGCTTGACAAACTCTTGAATCTTTTCTATGTTGATGTAAGTAGAGTTGGTCGCTTTATTCAATGGAAGTTGTACAGTGTAAGACATATTATTTTTTCCTCCTTACTAAATATCACACTTATAGTCTAATATCGCATCGGGCGAGTTCGCCTTTGTCTCTGCTATTACTTTTCTTTGTTCTTCGGCTTGAGGAGATGCAGGATCTAAGCTCTTTAAAACATCTTCTTGGGCTTTCTTTTTCAACCAATCAAAAAAATCAGACAAGCTCAATCCTAGACTTTCTGCCATCATCAACAAAATATAAATAACGGGGTTACTAAAATATAAAGCCGAAAGAATAAGCGACTTGATAGCGCTGAGAACCAATTTGGGAATCATCAGGAATATTAAAATCCAAAGTGCCATCCCCAGTTGGTTGGCGAAGTCCTTCAAGCTAGGTTTTTTAATCTTGGCAAATGCGGCTTCAGCCAGCAGCGCTTCTTCTATATCAATCCCGATCGGGATGCCACTGGCGCTGTTCGAAAAACGACCCATAATCGCGGGTTTCAATTGTAAAAATACCGAGCGCTCTTTTGGCGCGAACGCAAAGGGACGCACATAATAAACGATTAATAGTTCTATAAACTCAGGCTTGAATGCATCTAAAAGTGGTGGTGATTCCAATCCCAACTTATCACTTTTAGCCGAAAAAAGGTCATTCTTGTTTTTATATTTACTCATACTGGAGACCATGTTTTTTCGAACTGTGTCACAAGCAACGAGCGCTTTGGCGGTTCTGGTATCCATTGTGTGCCAGTACCAGCCGCCGTCGCAGTCCTTGACCAACGGTGGACCCCACTCTTGCCCCACCCACACCTTTTGATCCTCGGTTTCGCAGTCGCCGGGGTCGCCCTTGCACATGGCATTTTTCTTGACCTTCTCGATTTTGTATATATCTTTCTTCGTCATTTTGGGCTTCGGCGTCACTTTGGTCGATTCCTCGAACGGGGACTTCCATGACTTCAGCAGAGGCTCCCATCCCAACTTTTTTGGGTCAGCAAGTGTAACTTCGGCTTTTCCTAGTTTTTTATCTAAGTGTACCTTGCCACCACCGATATCGGTGAACTTTAGATTATAGTCTAAAACAGCATCAACGGTCATTTCCCACTTGGCATCAAAAAAAGTGGCATCTAAAATACCCTGTATACCGGTGTCGGCGGTATCATCCCCTAACGAAGAAAATATATAGATCATCATACAAAGTATTGGCAACGTTTCAACAAAATAGAAGGGGAAAAAGTCATAAGTGGGATATTTCACCTGCGGCTGATCGGGTGCTGCAAGGCTGGCACCAAACGCCCAATCGAAAAATTCTATGATCAGGTCGATGCCGGGTCGAACATCGCCGAGTGCTGTAATGCCGCCCGTACACCAGTTCTGCGATTCACAAATGAGACGTATTGTGTATTCTCCATTGTGTACAACTTGGTTACCTTTGCAATAACCTGACGGTGACCAGTACCAGTCTGAAAATATTATTCCGTCTCTTTTTTTCTTCAAGAAATATTTAATAAACGTCTCATTGCGGTATAAAGTCATATTGCCTGAATTATTAGCCGTGATCGCCAATGTATTCTTCAAGACCGAATCAACATCGAGCAATTTAGTGGAACTCGTTGTTGATGCCAAAAATTTGATTTCATCTTCGATCAGGTTTTCAACTGTTAAACCGGCGCTACACATTATGTTTCGAACAGGAATCGTTACAAAACTATCATTCACGATTTTTTCAAATTTCTCGACAACACTTGAAACAATATCGAGATCGATGTCAAAATATTTGTCCACTAACTCTTGGGGCAATGTCATCAGCGTTACAACCAAATTGGGATAAGTTTCTATTAGTAACAAATAAGTAAAGATTCGCAAGGATTCAATATCCATTGCTCTTGCTCTATTTTCGATATACTTCTGTGCTGGTTCCTCTACACCTTTCGATGCTTGCTTGTCGGCGAGGCACAATGTTTCTTGTATTCTTTCTCGGCGGTCAGGTCGAAAAAATTTAAGCTCTTCTATAAGGTCTATTTTTTTTGTTACCTTAGATAAAAAATCTACCTGACCGCTCATAACAGAAAAAACCATGTCTGTATAAAGACCTGCGATGTTCAGCGATTTCAACCCTTGTGAGTCTTTCAATATTTTACGCATGGCTGGATTTTCCGGTTGAAGGTCGATATCTTCTCCCGGCTGGAGTGGGACTGTATTTCCTACAATAGTAAGAGGTGATTTATTATTTTTTGTGGCATTACCTTTAACGGGAAGACCCTTGAAATATTGTGCGTATGTTTTTTGATCGGACTCAAAATCAATATCAAAAGTACCGTTGTCATTAATAGTAATGTTGCCGGCGGAATCTAAAAAATGCGACTGTAGCAGTTTAAAAGTTAGGTCGGTTTGTTTCTTGCCGTTGACGATCTTGTAGCCCTTGACGGGCTTGTTGAGTACATGAATTCCGATAGGATCGAATTTTTCTAATATGGTTCCTTCTAATGGAACTTGGAAAGCCGCAGCCTCATCGCCCTTGAGACCCAAGGCTTTGGCTGGGGATATATATCCTTTTTTGCCCAAGTCGCCCTTGTAGTCTTTATTAGCTTTATTCATAGCGGTGGTGTCTTCAGTTGACGGTTTCGCGGCGGCATCTTTAGACGGAGGATCAATAATACTAGTGAGATCCTCTACAAAGATTTTTTGATAGGCATACAAGTCCTCCTGTGCTTCTTTGTAAGCAGGTTCTAACATAGGAAGATAATCAAAAGGAGGAAGAATATTCGCTAAGTAGTCTGGATCAAACAAATCATTGAAATCATCAAGGGAAATACTAGGAAAATCTGGTGGTGGCTGACCATTCAACTTTTTTTTGTAAGCCTCCGACAATCCTTTTGGCATCTTGATCCCACAATATTCTTCTATTTCGGTAGCCTTTTTTTCAGCGTCATCAGCCACTTTCTTACAGACGATACCGGTGCCTGCCATTTTACCAAGGGCAGCTAAAAAATTAGCCACTTGTTGTTGTGTAGCGAGCATTTCCTCCAAACTGGAATAAGTTTTTTTGATTTTTTGCCAAATATAATAAAGAAGATTGGTATTTGTTCCTTGTAACAAAGAGCAGATTTCTTGTGGTCTCAAATTTGCAAAAAGATCATCCATCAATTCTCTCATATCTTCTTCTTGTTCGGGAGATATTGGTTTGCCGGGGGCGAATGCCTCAAGGGCGGCAATAGGTTCATCTGGTTTAAAAAACGACTCTGGGGGTACAAAGCCATAATCAAAATCGTCGTAAGCTTGGTTTTCTACCAATGCTTGCAAACAAAATTGAGTTAGTAATTTAATCACTTGTTTACCGGCTTCCTCTAAAGCAGCCTCGGCAGCTTTCTTTAGCTTTGCGCCCCAATCATCTTGCCAATCTTGTCCCGCCTTAAATTTTTTCATTGCCAGTTCATAAAGTTTCTTATATTGCTGGAACTCGGTAGAAAAACTTTTATAGGTTTTTACTAGTTCCTTAAGCTCTTGTAACATAAGAGCCGCCAGCATAGGATTGGAGAGTTTCATCTGGGCGATCATATGGGCTAGAACACACTCCAGAATACCGTTTAATCCCCATTTGTTAGCAATGGCAAAATACTTATCCATCGCGGCTTTATAGTTTTTAGCTCCTTCGGCAAAGGCTTTCGCTGTCTCGCTCCCGCCAAATGCTCCGGTGCCTACACCTATATCATCCAACATATAGGGAACATCCAATAATGCATAATCGGATATGAACTCGGCTGCTTGCAGATTTTCATTAACTATATCTGAGCGGCTCGGCAAACCCATCGCGCCGGCTGTGGTGCTGAAGGTGTCTTTAACATCGCTCGCAAAATCTATTTCGCCGGGGTCACCACCAAAAGCATGTGAAGCCATCGCTGACATTCTAAGTTGTTTGCTTTCTTTGACGATTGCCCCAAGAAAATCATTAACATCCCGCAAGTTTTTTATATCTTTAACCTTGCCAAGACCCTTTTTAATAGTTGAAGTGCCGCCGGCAGCCTTCGTCAATTTAAGGGAAAAATCTTTTGGATCCCCACTCCAACCACGCTCGTCTCCCTGAGACATGGCAGGTTTAGGTTGATCCGATGCCCACGCCGCAAAATCAGCCTGAATTTTTTTAATATTAACAAGAGATGAAGCAGGTTGGGCGGCGTTTCCCAGTTTATAAAGAATGCTTACGGTGCCATCGGGTCTGGGGTCAATAGATCTTTTAAATGCCGTAAAAAGATTTTCAGCTATATTCATGGTCTTAGAACCATCAGATGATTCTATGCCACAGTCCTTAACTACATCTGAATTAGAAAGTGGCAGCTTTGTTTCACTACTTGCTTGAACCTTAACCGTAAAGTATCCTTTTGCCTTAAAAAATTCAAGGGCAACCCCTACATGCTCTTTCTCCACGAAGTCCCAAGTATTTTTGGCATTTAAAGAAGTAACATCTGTATGAACTGTGTGATAAACAGTGTCCTCTTCCTTGACATAATACGGAAACTGAAACCGAGTCCAGTTTGTTTCCAGATATACAGTTGTTAATTGTCCATTACTCATTTGTTAATTGGTATTATTCCATGTGCTGCAAATATAAGTTTTTGAAGCGGCAGAAAGGAACGACAGCGACGTAGTGTCTAGATTCATCCCAACAAATTGCAATTCTGCTTTTGATTTTTCTAAAGACGCCTTGTGCATAACCTGTGCCGGAAGAAGATTCGGAGCCGTGTTTGTCGGTGCGCCAAAAAATGGAGAATTGTGAAAATGACCATAAAAATCCTGATTAATATCTTGAATGTTATCAATAACCTTTTTCAAGACGTGTATAAGAAATTTTTGGGAATCCAACATTTCTGCCAAACACTGCACTAAATTTAATCCCTTGGGAATGGGTTGTAATCCGGCGTTCTCTTCACTAAGATTTCCGGCAATTAAATCGATGCCTTTGATGCTACCGAGAGGTCCACCTTTCGAATTCTTTCGGGCATCTCCTCTTCCAGCACCTGTTACAATCTTTACTCCCTCTCGACCAATAATTCTTACTCCATCTGCCTTAATAACCACCGCAGAACGACCAAGTGGGGCACCCACCCTACCAGAAGTTAAACCAAAGTTTTTATCAGGATCGGTTTTTTGACAAATGTAAATCCGTGCCGCATCTGCACTAAAATTGGGCGCAGAGACAGCAATCGGTTTACCATCAACTTTATCAATATTAAAATAAGGACTACGACCAGCGCAAAGATCAATCATATAAGTTCCATCGTGACCTTTCGCACCATAACCCGAATCCATTGCGACTTTTTTGCCTGCGGCTTTGCCTTTGTTGATGGTTATTACTTCTTTAAGACCCGTCCTGTCAGTTCCAAAAACAATACCACAGTTGCCATGAAGAACAGCCTTTTCGCTGCCAGCCCGAATATACTCTGCATATGGGTCATCTGGTAAACGTGAATGATTCACGCCGGTAGTTTCGGGCGTTATTTTTTTTCTATTAGTATTTTCGTCGGGTGGTCGGATCGGACTCCCCATTCCTTTGGGTTGTGCCATTTTATAACCTTTTTCCTCTATTTGCCTCTGCTGCCCCTACCAGCCTCCTATACTCTAGTTTTTGATCGGCAAAGTCCGGAAACTTTCCTTGCGCTACTTCCCACATCTCCTTTGCAGTTTTGACTGTTTTCACAAGATTTGTATTAATAAATCTGGCGCGCTTGAGCAAGGGTGTTGGGATCCTAAGTAGGTTGTCCGCTATTACAACTTGTTCTGCGGTCTTCGCTAGCCAATTACCTTGCTTCCCGCCGACTTCGGATTTATCATAATATTGACACCACAGCGCCGAGATCTTGCGTATATCATAATGGGGGCTAGCCACTTGCCACTTTATTTTTGTCGATACTTTCCGCTTCTTCGGATTAATGGCACCGTTTTGCTTGTCATCAATATAGGCACCAAATCCACCCTTGTTGACAATACCGACCACTATGCAGGCGCAAACGAATGCCCACGATTCGGCTTTTGACAGTCCACCACCATCAATTACAATTGTATAATCAAGAGCATATCCATATTGATGCTGAAGACTGTTCGTCTTTGCTTTGCGAATACCACCGGTCTGTCCAACATATATTTGAGCATATTCGGTAGACCCATAAAACCAGCCCGCTGCGGTCGCTATTTTTTGGAACGCTTTAAGCGTTGCTTGGCGAATAAACTCAAGACTGTTTGGTCCCGTGAAACCGACCTCAAACGGCGTTTCTTCGGGAGGTTCTGGCACCACAGTGTTTTTAACCCCGACGTTAGCGGGATCGTCTTGGAACGAGGCAGCAGTTTTACCCTTAACAATCACGCCTCTCGGATCGGGGTTATAGCCGCTTTTATCACCGCTATCACCGCTATCACCCTGTTCTAGAACGTTTATAACCGTCCCACCTTCGCCGGTAAAAGGATTGCTGTAAGCTACCTCGACTCGGTTGCCCGTGTTGAGAGATTGGTCGGAAAATCCAATGACGGCTGGTTTGTGTCTCTCTATGTCTCTCCTATCTATATGAGCATGAAGCTTTTCACATCGAACTATTACCTCTTGCATATGCTGCGATTTATCGACACCATCCACCTTGGTTAATTGGTAAATCTGTCCTCCAGCGGTGGGGTCAGTTTTATCCTGTCCTTGTAGAATCACACCCTCAAACTTATTCGAACTAAGAACCGCATTTGTGGAAAACGGATTTCCTACAGCGCGAGAGGAATCTACAAGCGTTGGCACACGAAACGGAAATGGATTATTTTCTAGGGACATTTAGTCTTCTTCCTTATAATCATTCAGGTTATCGTAAATAGCGGTGAGTTCGTCAGATGTAATAGTATTGTTTTCTTTGTTCGTCTTCGCCATAAGCGAAGCAACCTTTACCAACTGCTCGTTGGACCGCTGTAAGGTCTCAAGGTATTTAGCCACGACCATACCAGAACGCCCATGATCGAGCTTGCCAGAATGAATATCTTGGCAAATCTCGTCAAGGGCAGTATTAGTTGCTTCTCTGTCAGATTCTATATTTTTTAAAGCTTTCTCTAATAAACTTTCAAATTTCGCCATCGTCCCAATCAGCCTTAAATCCTCGATACTTAACTTTCAACTTTCCAAGCACAGTTGCTATCTGTTTTGTATTGAGGTCTGTGATCTCCCTCATATATAAGTAAATAGCTTTTTTGTTAAAAATTTCGATATCGTTGCTGTGTTCAAATAGAACTTTAATGGCATTTATTACTTTTATTTCGTTTTCTTTATCTGCCTCAGTATGCCAATCATCCAGAGACTCGCGGAAAAAATGAACAAACTCTGCTTTTTGACGGTCTTCTTCATAGGGGTTTTGGCTTTTAAGAGCGTCTTCATTAAGATGATAATCGTCTATATTACTCTCGGTTTTTTTCTGTTTGGTGGTTTTCTTTACCTTGTGTATAAACCAGTTCTTTGTAACGACCGAAAAATAAGAAAAGGCTTTAGAACCTTTGTTTGGATCGTATTTGTCTAGAATCGTTACAAGCCAAGCTTTACACTCTTCTCTTAAATAATCTATGTTAGGAAGAGTGGTAAACTTGTAAGTATAGATGATCTTATCTACCAACTCATCAAAGGCTGGATGAATAAACTGTATATACAACTGTTCTTTTTCAAACCGGTCTGTAATGGCACAGTATTTCACTATGGCATCTTCATGGACCTTGGTAAAATATTTACGCTTGGTGCGTTTCTTCGGCATCGAGTTCTCCAGTTAATTCACGCTGCATATCAAGAACGGTCTTGAGGCTTTCATTAAGTTGATTGCTCATTTTTACAAAAGCTTCTATCGTAGAATCGCCATAGTAAGTCTCGTTAGTGTTTAGTGTTTTCACAAGATCATCATAGTCTTCTACAAGAAAATATATCTCTGCCAATCGAACTTGAATGTTGTTCAAGGTTTGAAACATATTACGAAGAAGATGAATCGAAAGCAGCAGCGCTGCTACCAAAATTATAATTATTATCCATTCAATCATCTGCCGTAAACTCGGTAGTGCGAGCCTCCTTTTTCATTTGCTTAAGTATCTCTCTGTTTTCTTCAATACCCTTTTTTGTTTCATCCCCCACTTTGGGTTTGGAAAAAAAAACCTCGTTAGACATGGTTGTAAAGGGCTGCGGAATTTTTTCAAAATCCGCAATCCTCCTAGCGCAGACACACTCCGTGCGCTCCTCGGACATAGAGTGCCACTCTTCCCATTCTTTGTGGCACCAGTTGCAGCGATAATAATATTTAGGCATCATTATCTTCTATGTTTATTTCAAAGGAGGGCGGGTTTTCAACACCAAGTTCCCCCTCATCTGTTGCATAAAAATCAAACTCCTTGAGGAGAGATGTAATATCTGTTTGTTCTAATATGCCCTTTTGCAAAGCGAGCATCATCGCGCCCATCGCTTGATTTGATAGCTTCATTGTGTTTCCTCCACTTGTTGATTAATCCACTTATATGTTTTTTCCATTCCCTCTCGCAAAGGTTGAGAGTAATCCCAACCAAGTTTTTCCCGAACCAGCGTATTATCACTATTTCTTCCGAGGACGCCGATCGGACAAGGGAAGCCGTATTTCTCTTTAAACTCGTCGCCGTCGATATTGTGTATTTTAGCAGTCTTGCCAGAGATATCAAGTGCCATCTGGGCAAAAGAATTTATTGCAATCATCTCCTCGGAACCAATATTAACTGGACCTTCAAAGTCGGGGCTATCCATTAGGCGGCGGGTGGCTTCGATACACTCGTCAATATACAGAAATGAACGAGTTTGTTTACCGTTACCCCACACCTCGATCTCTCCATCATCTGACGCCAGCAAAGCCTTTCGACAAAATGCAGCAGGGGCTTTCTCTCTGCCGCCGTCCCACGTTCCCTCTGGACCAAAAATATTATGGTAGCGTGCTACTCGGACAGTCAAGCCATAATTTCTAGCAAAGGCAAACCACAGCCGCTCACTAAACAATTTCTCCCAGCCATATTCTGAATCGGGTTGGGCTGGATACGCAGAATCCTCTGTACAATTTGGATTGTCAGGGTCCATTTGATTATGTTTGGGGTACATACAAGCAGAAGATGAATAAAGCACGCGATTTACCCCCTTCTTGACGCACTGCTCGGCAATGTTGAGGTTAATCATGGCAGAGTTGTGCATAATGTCAGCGTCATTTTCACCAGTAAAAACAAAACCTGCGCCGCCCATGTCAGCAGCAAACTGATAAATCTCGTCTAGATCTTCTGTCACTACTTGGTCGCATACCCGTGGATCTCGGAGGTCGCCGACAATAAACTCATCTGCTACTCCATAGGCGTTGAAATATTCATGCTCTTTCAAATCCACGCCTCGGACCCAGTGTCCTTCGCTTTTTAATCTTTTTATCATTGCGCCACCGATGAATCCACCGGCTCCACATACTAGTATTTTTTTCATAGTTTAAATTCCCTTGGTATAAAACACACTGGCGGTAAAAGCAATTTATGTCTACTGCCAGTATGTCTTTTTTCATAAATGTCTAATATCTCTTGTTGTCGAAAAGTCAACTGATCTTTATTATGCCCGACTTCATCATAATATTTAAGCGCCCATTCCAATTCTTTGTATGTCGCGCCGATCTGTTCTTCGTCAGATCGATTGTCACCCCACAAACCATCCGTTGGGGCGGCTTCTTGAATCGATTGAGGCACCCCCAAAAAGTTCGCCAAAGCATACACCTCTGTTTTTAACAAATCAGCTATGGGGCTTATATCAACGCCACCGTCGCCATATTTAGTGAAAAACCCAATGCCGTAATCTTCGACCTTATTTCCAGTTCCGGCAACTAAATAATTTTTAGTGTTAGCAATCGAATAAAGAGTTACCATGCGAATTCGTGATGCAGAGTTTGCATAGCCAAGTAAACTTACATAATCGGGGGTTGCCGCGACAAATGAATTGAACACATCGCTTAAATCAATTATTTCTGATTCCACATTATCAAAATTGTTTTTAAGCCAGTTGGCTTGTTCGTTTGATCGATTATATTGCCCGACCTCTTGATTAATTGGCATATTTAAAGCAATAACGGGCATTCGGGTTCTCGCCGCCAAAGTAGAAGTCACAGCAGAATCAATACCCCCCGAAATGCCAACAACGAAGCCATCACACTGTGCCGCCTGAACTGTTTCTAACAACCACCCAACAATATAATCAACCACTTTCATGCTTTCACCAAACAAAATTTTCCTTGTAAAACTTTACTATTTCTCCAAGATCATCATCAAACTTCCGATGTGGTTTCCAGCCCAAACTTCTTAACTTAGAATCATCCAGCGCATATCTAACATCTTGTCCTTGGCGAACAACAGAAAAATCTATAAGTTGTTTCCAGTTATCATCGCTTCCAAAATACAACTTAATAATTTTGTGAACCGTTTCAACATTCTTTTGTTCGAAGCCGCCAGACACATTATAAATCTCATTGACGTTGCCCGAATCAATAATTGTCATCACTGCTTCCGCAGTATCGTCTGCGTGCAACCAATTTCGAATAGGCTCGCCTCGATTATGTAAGCGTATTTTTACGCCGCGATTTAAATTCTTAATAGCCAGCGGTACAAGCTTTTCAGGATATTGTCCAATCCCGTAGTTGTTGGTGGGTCGCAAAATAATGTACTCCACATCATAGGTTCTGCTCCACGCCAACACAAACATATCAGCGGCGGCTTTGGCGGCTGAATAGGGGTTGCTCGGCTTCAGAAGATCCTGTTCTGTGTGTGCATTTTCCTCGATGTCTCCGTATACCTCGTCTGTGCTAAAATGAAAAAAGATGGGTCTTTTAGTAATATTGGTCGGTTTGTATCTAATGAGTTCTAATAGGTTTTTTACACCAACAATATTACTGTTTACAAATACATCGCTTTGAATGATGCTATTTCCCACATGCGATTCCGCAGCCATGTTTATAACATAATCACAATCATACAAATGTTTTAAATCTTTAATGTCCGCAGCTTCGAAAGAAAAGTTTTCAAAATTTTCGAATTCCTTAAGTAAATGTAAGTTAGCAACGTATGTGCATTTATCAACACCACGAACGCGCCATCCCCTTTGCAGACATTTTCTAGTAACATAAGAACCCATGAATCCAAGACAACCCGTTATATAGACAATTTTCATTTTTTTAAAACCTCATAAACATTTTTAATGCCCGTCTGCACCCCACAGAAATCCAAACTGAGCTTGGCTAATTTTTGATGACAACCCGTAACAGGGAGTGCATGACCAGTATTCTGCACAAGAATCTGAGAACTTTTATTTGACAAGTCGTTGATCATCTGGGCTACGTCCAACAACGTCAGCTTGTGTTCATGACACATATTATAATCCTTGTTGCCAAATTTTTTATAGTTTCTCAAAGCGTGTGAAACAACCTTTAAAATATCATAGGAGTACATAAAGTCCATATATCGGTTTTGAAAAATGACCAGCGGTTCGCCTTTTAAATATTTCAATATATTCCCTTTCACCATTCGATCATCTGCTTCGTTTTCGCTGAAACAAATAAAGATCCGCAAATTCAAAAAATTTGAATAACGCTGCAATCCAGAGCGGCAAATGATATTTTTAGCCAGCCCATAAAAATCCTTTGGAAGACGACGGAAAACGTCGCTCTCCTTCAGAAAATGAATTTCTTTGGTGCGGTCATAAGAAGACGAACTGTCGAAATTAACAAAAAGCTTTAATGTGTCAATGTGAGGTGACAAATGATGCCACATCAAAAGATTCTCATAAAAATCTTCATAAGTGTCGATATGTGTTCTCCTGCCAACTTTGATTGCGGTATGTAAAACAAACTCTACTTTCTCGCTTTTAAAAAAATTATCCACATCGGATTGATTGGTCAAGTCAAGTTCTTCTCTTCCCAAATAAAATATTTTTTGTCCGAGCAAACTATTTCCAAAATACGCTTGCATATCCCTCGATAAACTACCATTTTTTCCTGTAACCAAAATGCTCATCTCATTTTGTTCCATGCAAGCGGGTAATCTGTGCAGATCCCCGCAGCGTTTTTTGATATTTGAAATGGCTTACCACACTCTACAACAATCCCATTTTCCACAATCACGCCCGCATGACACCAAACAACTCCTTTGCTAGTAAGAGTAATTTTGTCTTCTTGGTGCCAAAACCAATTAAAGGCGGTTCGACTCATTTCTTCTACTGCTTCTAAATTTTTACAATGAACCCACATCTTTTCATTAAAAAAATTATCATCAACAAAATAAGTTGGTTTATCATGTCCTAAAAAATATTTATCGTCAACGCGCCACACGTCTATTTCTACTTCAAACCCCCGTCTTAAAGCCTCTCCAATATATAAAGGATGGTTCTCTTTTTCTGGAAGGGCACCACATAAGTTCCCACGATGTGAAATAATTTTCATTAATTCAACTCCTCCAGCCAACTTGTTGTCAGTGTCGCTGCGTTGTCGGTAGCGATTTTTATATCATTCTTTAATAACAACTCTCTTATAAAAAATGCAGCAAAAACATCACCTGACCCGTTAACATTTACATTATCCAAAGTATTCACAGATGCCGAATGAATAGTTTCCCCATTTATTATGCATTCGCAACCCCTTGCATCATGAAAAACAATTGGGGTGTCGATAATAATGTTTTTATACAAATATTTGCGCTCCCTAGAATCAAACACCAGCGTACTCTGTTTCATAATATTTTTGTATAATTCTCGATCAGAAGTTGTACAAAAATCCAGACTTATCTTAGTCTTAAAAAACTCTTTTGTTAATAAATTGGGTGGAATATCATCAACATATGCAATATGAAGCCAATCATGTTTATCAAAGTCTACTTTTATGGGCGGTGGCACACCCACATCAACAGTGAAAGACGAACGCCGGGAGGGGATAATCTCGGAAATAATAGTGGCTTCTTTAATACCTTGTTCATAACAACAAAATTCGAATCCGGTAACTCCAGAGTTAACAATATTATAAAAACCCCCAAGGGTGCTTCTTTTCTTTTTTACAGGAGTGGTTTCACCTAAAAAAATCGCATCTACATACAAAATAGTATCTATGTATTTTTTGCCTATTAAGCCCATTCTAATTGTGGAAATGTTTTCTGGCATCTGACCTTATGATGCTCCATGTTTATCATTTGGATCAGAAGAATCCCGCACTACGATTAATTCAGTATCCTCTAAAAATTGCGCCTCAGACACAACATATGGCTCAAAAACAAAAATATCCCCTTCAGACAAGTGCCGCTTATTAACAATCATTGCGCCGCGAATAATAACATTAATCTCGGTACTATTTTTGTGATAATGGTTATAAGTTTCATCATCCTTAGAATGACAATGATAACCAACTTCGAATTGGGGGGTTCGCAATACAGAAGGCACGAAAGCCCCCACAAACCACCCACCTTTCATGTCTTCAAACTTGTATACCTTCATTTTCCAACCCCTGAATCCGAACCTGATGACGACCACCATCAAATGTATTATTTAACAAAATTTCAACCACTTGTTGCACCAACGAAGATTCCATATACAAGCGCTGTGGAAAACTGAAAAAGTTTGCACAATTATGACGGACTGCCATTTCGGCAGAAGACGCATCATAAATCAACGCCGAGCGGATACCGATAAATTTATTAGCACACATGTTTACACCCTGACCTGACCGGCAAAAGCCAAAAATAAAATCACACACGCCATCACGTTTTGCCGTGACCGCCTGTTCAATAAAATACTTATAATCACAATCACTAGACAATGCAGTTCCATAGTCTATAAAATCAACTTCTCTTTTTTGTAATTCCCTTTTAAACAGTTCTTTGACTAGATAGCCCGAATGATCCGCACAGAGCGCAATAGGCTTTTGACCCATTTTTTTAATAACGTTGTTTTTATAAAATTCAAATTCTTGGGGAGTTCCAAAAATGTGCATTTTTTCTACAGGTAGTGTTTTAACGAGCATATTTTTTTCAATCAAAAGATTATATAAAGGAGAAACATAAAATTCGTTGTTCGTGCGTAAATTTCGTTTAATCATTTCCTCGGCATTTCGACAAAACAAGGAACCACTTTTAAAATAATAAATACCCACACACGCCTGTTTACTAATCACCTTCTTTTCCGCAGTCTGACACACGAAGCCCCGCGCATCAACTTGAGCATAACTATAATTGGACGAATTGGATTTGAAAGTTAAAAGAAGTCCATCAATATTCATTTCATGAATTGCTTGAGGCTCAACTCTTGGAAAAAATTCAATATCTAAAGTATGAATAAAAAGCGGCAGTTCATTGTCGATAAATTCTTGTGCCAACAAACAACTACACACAGAACCCTCTGTTAAGCCATCTGTAACCACAATCTGAACTTCTTCTCCATATTTGGATTTCAATATCTTATCAATATTATAATTGGATACTTGATCATCGCGAACCACAAAAATCAAATTACAATCATCAACATTAAAACAGTCCAAAGAAACGTCTAGCAATTGTTTCCTATCCACATATAGAAACTGTTTGGGCACTTTGTACCCTGCCTTAACAAAGCGCATCCCTGCGCCAGCCATTGGGATTAATAAATTATATTTTTTCATTTCCCTTCTCTAAGCCTTACGAAACGGCATAATAGTAGTTGCCAAATTTTGCGCCGATGTAACATATGGTTCATCGGGTATTAAATTGTATCGCTCGGCAGTCTGTCGGATAGAGGGGTAATGAATTTCAAGCCCCCAATCGTGAACAGCAATACGATCACCCTTCCTCATGAGAGGCGCATATATATTAAATTCTTGAATTTTGTTTCCCCCATCGCAAAAAATAAAAGTGTCTCCCAACTCTGCCATATTTTCTTTAACATGTTCTTGTGTTACAGTTGAAAAAATGTCTTGATGATAATAATTGATATGTGGAGAAATTTCCGCCAATTTAGAAAACCAATGACCGCAACCTTCATGAACCCTCACGTTCCAGACCTCATCGGGAAACAACTCAAAAGTATCAAAAAAAAGTGATTCAGTGATGCCTGCCAAATTTGCAAAATAAGTGCTTAAAGCCCCTTTCTGGCTACCAAATTCAATCAAATATTTGAATCGATGGGCTTCAAAATAATACTCCATAAAATAAATGGCGGCATAATTCTGGGACATGCCTCCTCCCATAAATCTTCGATTAATAATCTTCAAATCATCAAGTTTCATAAAAGTTTTTTGAAATTGCTGACGAGGGAAAACAGTATATAAGTTCTTTTCTATTCCGGGGTGACTGCCGTGTTCAGTGTTTAACAAGTTTTTATTGTATTTCATTTTTCCTTCTTTTAAAATATTTCTTTCTTATCGAGCTTTTCGATCTGCCGTATCGTTGAATCTGGTATCATTTTTCGTTCTAATAATAGGTCTACCAATCTTGCCACCACATTTTGACCGCCAGATCGATCAATAACATTAGATGGTCCACAACATTCTTTGATTTTATTAGGAGAGTCATCTGGACAAAAGGGGTGACCCACCGCCTCCATGATACTCAGGTCAAACAAGTCATCTCCGACATACAACATTTCTGAAGGCTGGGGACCATAAAACTTACTAAAATGTTCTATAAACGATGCCTTGTCTTTTCCGCGAGCATAATAAAAATCGATATTTCTATTTTTTGCCATTGTCTCGTTTATTCTCTTATCGCCAGACAAAAAACACACATTAACTCCGCTGGCGCGGAGGTGCTTTATCGCGGTAAAATCCTTATCACAATAAGTCTTAGAAATTACCGATCCGTCCAGACCATAGGTCTTTTTTCCGTCTGTCATAACTCCATCAATATCCAAAATTGCTAATTTCAACATTTATTTAAACCCTTACGTTCAAAAAATATTTCTCCTTCTGGCAACGGCGAAATCGGAAAAGTAGAAAATTCGATAGGGCAAAAACCAAGCTCGTCCATTTCTTGAAGAACTTGTTCCACCGTGTCGGCGGCGACGTAAAAAGGCTTGTCGTGGTCTAGACCCACCTCCATTTCAATATATTGGGTGTTTTCAAGATATTTCCCCATGCTCTTAATAACACTTAAATCAGCGCCTTGGCAATCTGTCTTTAAATAATAGATTTCCTTCTGTGCAAGTTCTTTCAAAATGGAATCCAAACGCCTTTGTTCAACATTTATTATATCGGTAACTGTTCTTTTTGACGAAAGATACATAGTGTTTAATAATTCTCTGCTGGGTGTCAATAATGAATTGCATCCCGGCTCGTTCAGTGTATAAAGTTTAGTCTTTTTGTGGTCTTCTAATCCGACTGCACATTTAAAATAAGAATCATAACAGCCATTGTTTTGCCGGTCGTTATAATCTATAGGATCGATGCCAATTTTATAAATCATCCTAGTTCGGTTTAATCCGATAATTTTATTAACACTCTGCTGCCACCAACCTTGTTTACACCCGACATCAATGGTGGTGCTGGTAGCACACATCTTTTCGAACACCCCCCTTTTCAAAGGAGACCAGCCGTCGCCCTTAAATTCAACTTTCAAAAGCTCAGTCAGCATAATATTCTCCTTCTTTTTCATAACAATACCAATACCCACTATTTTGTTTCGCCCACCACATTTCTATTCTAGGCAAAGGCAAAAAAATGCTGTCCCGGCGAGGCGAATAAAAATCCATAGCTTCTTCATACTTTGGAGAATCATCAAGCAAATATTCTCCCTCATTTAAGAGAAACCTCTCTACTTCGGGATAAAATTGTTTGTAATAATTTATGCCCAAATAAATATTTGGTCGTAGACGCTCAGTAAACTTAATTGGGGCGTCTCTCCAAGTCCATGCAGGAGCATCCCACAATGGAATTCCAAATAATCTCTCTAAATCTTGCTTGTAGCCCAAAAAAAAATGATCCTGTGGATGAAAGGGGAATCTTTTGTTGTTGCCAATGAGAAAAATTTTACTCCTTTGCTTTTCTCCGTCTGTATACCTGAGTGTGTCCCCAAATTGGCGCTCACTGAAGTGCTTCATCCATTTATGAAGGCTCGCTTCATACAGGTGTTGATCACTTCTGGTCTTCATGATCAAGCCGTTATCGCAAATTTTGATCCCTTCACGAGAAGAGATAATTTGCAAATTCATATTACCGGGACCATTATTTTCTGGCATCTCACTTTTTAAAACGACGATTTTATCACTTTTAATATCATTTTGAAAAATCTTCTCTCCCTCCCACGTTGAAATGATTACTTTGGTAATGAAATCTATTTTGGCATATTCATAAGCCGTTGCAAGTGTAAAATCGCCGTATAAGCCGCCCTGAATCAAAATATTCATGGTTGCGCCTTCAAATCAGTTGTTGGTTTGTAGACCAATAATTTACCGTCGCATTTAATAATTTCATATCCTTGTCCGCATAGTTCAACCAAGTGCTGTATTTCTTCAATTGTGGGATAGGTTCCGCGACCGAAGTTATACGCATCATCAATAATAATGATATGGTCGGTTTTAGAATATTTTTCTATTACCGTCAGTTCTTCCTTGATATAAGACTCATAACCATCATGATCATCTAATAAAATAACCATTCGTTCGTTAGGGTTGTTTTTTAAAATCTCTCTAAGGTGCGTCGTGGCATCACCCAAAACAAAAGAGATTTTTTCATTTTCCTGATGCTTGTGTTTGCTTTTTTTATATCGACCTTCTGAAATTTCTGTTGTTATTACTTTTTCAAAAATATTAGCAAAATCGGCGGCGTTGTTGCCGTTGAAAGTTCCAGCTTCAAAAAATGTCTTGATGCCAACATAATCCAATTCTTCTCTGTACCTCTCCAATAATTCGACAAACACTGGATTTCCGCGTGTTGGGAATCTAACTATTTTTTCTCCGGTCCACGACGATGTTCCATGATTTAAAAAAAATGTTATTTTTTCTTTAGTTCCCACTTTAATCTCCCTTCTGTAATCTATGGCTATCACTGTCAAAATGCTGGGTTGAAAATTCAAAGAGTTCTGTATCTTCTAGCGCAATCATTTGATGTCTTAAGCCTCGGTAAATATGAAAATTATCACCCTTATGTAGAACCACCTCGCTCACATTCATTATATCATCTGCTTCGGAAAATTTAACTAAAAGCTTTCCAGATTGAACGTAAAACACCTCATCCTTAAGTTTATGATAATGCCACGAACATCGCTTGCCCTTCACAAAATAAAGAAGCTTACCACAATATTCTTCGCAGTTGACAATCCATTTTTCAAATCCCCACCCCTTGGGGACAAATTTAATCGGCAAAGTCGTCTTCATATTTAATTCCTTCTTTGACTTGGTATTTAAAAAGTTTTCCATACTGCTCGCTGACCTTATTGATTATTTCTTGTCTTTCACAAATTGTTATATCATATCCTTGGTTTGCTAGCTCCACCGCGAACAACAGTTGTTGAGATTCAACCAATAGGGTTGACTCTGGCTTATATGTGACACTACCGAGCCTTACTTTTGTCCCGATTGGGTTTTCTCCAGAAAAGTTCTCTAGTTGATATTTCAAATGCAATTTATTGCTGGCGTCTGATGCCTTACTAATAACCGCTTCGATATCTTTAGTGTTGGCATATATGGCGAGTGCCCTATTATCACGAGGAAAACAAGGACCACCATAGCCATATCCGTATTTTAAGTATTTCTTTCCTATGCGGCTATCTGAACCAATCGCTGACAAAACTTTGGTAGGAACACCGCCAGCACGAAGTGTAATATCTCCTACCATGTTTGCAAAAGCTATTTTAGTGGTCAAAAAACAATTTAAAGACAGCTTGCAAATTTCTGCTTCTATCCTAGACATTCTGTGTATTTTTGGTTCATTGATAGTTTGTTTCACATATATGCTTTCAATTATATCGCCAGCAGCTTGAGAGCCTTCGCCTATGAGAACCATGTCGGGATTTAATTGGTTATTAATTATCGTGCCTTGCGCGATGAACTCTGGATTATAGCTGACAGTGTAGTTGTGATTTTTTAATTTTTTTTGCACAGAATCACAGTATCCCGGCATCGTTGTACACCCAACAATGAGATGTTTTGTACTAGAGGCGCGACCAAGTTTAATTAATTCGTCAGATACGTTCTCAATTTGTGAGTGGTCATACTCCCCATTACTAAGTGAAGGGGTGGCTACCAGCAAAAATAAAACGTTAGAATGCTCAACAGCCTCGCTTAAATTAGTTGTAGCACTAAATTTTTCGCTCTCCGCAAGAAGCTTGTTAACTCCCGGCTCGTCAGAAATAAATGTTTTATAATTTAATGATTTTACATAATTCTCACCAATATCACAACCCAGTATATCATAACCAGCTTTTTCTAAAGTTAAAGCAAAACACAAGCCTAGCTTGCCCACACCAATTATTGAAACTTTCACCTTACCTCCACCAGCGCCTATCATATTTTAGATCTTCTAGATTATATCCATTAGCCTCAACCAAAAATTTTTCTAGATCTGGACCGCTATAGCGGATTTGACCGTCGCTATCGCGAACAGAACCAATGTGAACCCTGTCATTATCTATTATATCTATGTTTAAATCATTGTCTAACAAGTATAATAGTAGTCGATATTCTGAATTATAGCCGCCGCCAGCGAAATTATTAGTTGAAATATGTGAATATTTTTTTTCATACCACGCTTTCCCCAATTTCTCTGCAATGGCGAGCTTGCTTTTGGCTGTATAATATATATCTGAATCATAAAAATTAGAATATACTCTCATCGCTTTTTTTGAGCCAAATGCAAATCGGTCATTAATACCACCGAAAGGAGCGTTAAATGGAACATAAACCGTGTTTTCATCATATGAGGACCAATCAAAATTCATTTTTCCGGCAGGAAAAAGGTCGCAACGTAATCTAACATATAGGTCATATTCTTTTTCTTGAGACAATACAAAGTCAAACACTTTTTTTACACTGTGCCATTGAAGAACCTGTTCTTTGTACGGCATATGATAATTGCAGATAAGGAAATTAAACTTTTGCATTCTTGCCTCAAGACCTTCGGTTTCATCTTCAAAAAGACAAATGAATTCTGGTTTTTCTTTCTTCACCTTCAAACCTTGTGGTTCTTCTTGACCCTTAACAATGTCTTTTTGATGTATAGTGGCTCCGCAAGGGTCGGCATACAGATAATAATCAATTTCATAATGACTTTGGCTAAACAGAACGTCCTTGACGTGGTCTAGATTGTTTAATAAGCCTCTAACCGCGCCTGAATAACAAAGTGCTACTTTTATTTTATTCTTCATATTGATTCCCCTTTTAAAATGCGATTAACACGTTCATTTGTAGAAGAAAATACCAAGCTATCTTCCCAAAGAGATTGCCCTTGTGAAAATAAAAATTTATAATTAATTTCTTCCATAAATGATTTTAGATGTGGACCGAGTGGGTCAAAATCTTGAGTTAAAATATCAACAGAAATAAACCGAGGTCTTATTAAAGCAAAATCAAAAGATTTTAAAATGTCTAGGCTTTTACCTTCTGTGTCTAAGTGTAAAATATCTATCATTCTTGCTTCGTTTTCTTTTAAAACGTTTGTTAGGGTATCTGTGTTAACAAGTATTGTTTCTCCCGAAAAAAACTGTTTTGCCCATTCATGTTCACTTTCCGATTTTAAAATCGTGCCATGACCCGAATGCTTGTGTTTACCCACAAAAAACACAACGCCCTCTTTTTTTTCGGGGGCGACGGCTAAATTTAAGCACTTAACATCTGGAAGGTGCGAATAGAGATTCCGCATTTTATCAAATAGAACTGGATGTGGTTCTACCATTATAGCGGACCAGCCTTTATCTATAAACGGCAGAGAGTGAGATATTGTAACGCCATCATTTGCCCCAATGTCAATAAAAAGCCCGGTGTCTTGTTCGGCGTATATGTTATTATAGAGATAGTCGTGTACCCTTAATTCATCTACGTCGTAGTTTCCCTTATATCTGCTGTCCCAACTTTGAAACTCTTTGTATTTTTGCATTTGGGTTACTCTATTCATTAATTTGTTTTATTTCCTCTTTTGAGAGTGCGGAAGTGCCAAACTTGGTAACAGAATATGACGCAAACTTATTAGCTATAAATATAGAGTCTTCGACGTTTAAAGTTTTAAGAAAAAAGTAGCTAAACGCTGACAGAAAAACGTCGCCAGCACCACAAATATCATATACTTCCACTTTTTTTGTTGGAAAAAAAACATTCGTATTTGAAAGCATCGCTCCAGCCTCACCTAAAGTGACAATGCAGATGGAAGACTGATCTAAATTATAACTGCTTTCATACTCACCCTTATTAAGCTTTAAGTAGCAATTTTTAAAGGGCGATAAGTCTTGTTTTTTTGTATCAACAAAAATATGTTTGCCGGTGAATAACTCAACAAGCTTGCTGCATACCTTCTCTGGTAAAAAGCCCTTATTGTAATCGCTAATGATTAGTGCGTCATATTCTAGAGGGTTTATGTTTTCAACTCTTAGCGGCTCAATAGGTGTGTATCCCCCCTCATCAACACGCAACAAGTGACTGTTGCTTTTTTTATCTATATATCTATGTTTAACGAGTGCTTCTGAGTTTGTTTTGTAATCAACACAAACTCCAAACGCCTCTAGATTTTTTTTAACATTTCCAGCCATCCCAAGGTGAACAAGGGTATCAGATACCTCCAATATTGGTACTGGGGCTTCTGGGCTTAATCTCTCACAACAACCAAAATGATAAACGTCGGAGCAACTATCGCCCACCAGTAAGACTTTGTATTGTTTTTGTGGTTGAATATCCATCTACAGTTTGAAATATAAGAACCGTTGCTAAGTCTGATCCCACAACGGGTTTGGCTTCATAATCGCCGCCCTTAACTATTATATCAGGACTTGTTTCTTTTATTAAGCTAGCTGGTGTATCCTCATCAAAAATTATGACTTTATCAACGTATCTTAAAGACTCAAGAAGAAATTTTCTATCCTCTTGATTGTTGATTGGTCTGTTTTTACCTTTTATACCGCGAACGCTTTTATCACTATTTAAACCAATAACCACTTTGCCGCCAAGTGAACGACAATATTTTAACAACTCTAAATGTCCGCGATGGATAATATCAAAACAACCGTTTGTGAATACTGTTCTTTGTTTCATATAACACCTTTTTAATTCCCCTCTCTAGGGTCAGTCTCTTCCCGTAAGATATCACAGCATCAATTTTAGAGTTGTCGCTGCAAGTATAATGTTGATATTTCCCCTCAAGTCGCGGTGGAAATGGTATTTTTCGTATTGTAGAACTTGTGTATCGCGATATTATGTCTGCCACCTCCGTGAACGATTTAGCTTCACCCGTGCCAACATTATATATTCCAGACTTCTTTATTTTTGAAATCTCATAGGTAATTTTCACAACATCATCAACGTGTATGAAATCACGAAAAAATTTTTCACTGCCAGCAAATACTTTAATCGCACCCGTGTCCGTCGCTTGTTGTAGGAATTTGTATATGGGACTAGACATATTTCCCTTGTGTCCCTCGTCGCTACCATAAACATTAAAATACCTTAAACCAAAAACACGAGAATGTGGATTATCTTGTATTTTCTGTAACACCATCATATCAAAAGCGGCTTTACTTATCGCATAATAATTCATTGGTTTTAGACCGACTGTTTCTGAAAAACCCTCTGCGCCCATGCCATAAACAGACGCAGATGACGCATAGACCAATGGAATATCTTTTTCAATACAGTATTCTAAAATCTTGCAACTAAACAAAATGTTATTTTCTGATATGTGTTCTGTGTTGGTTTCTGTTGTCGAAGAAACCGCGCCAAGGTGAAAAATACAAGAGGGGGTTTTGGTCTCAATTAATTTAAAAAATTGAGTCGGCAGCAGCATAGAATCATCATTTATGTCGCAACAAACAACATCATAACCTCTATTTTTCAAAAAATCAAATAATCTAGAGCCTATAAAACCATTAGCCCCAGTTATGCACACCAGCTTTGCTTTCATCGGGTAGTACCTCAACAAATATACTTATACGGTTTTTTGGCTAGTGTTTTAACCCAACCAAAATTTTCTTCCTCGGAGCGGTGGGGTGTATTTCGCGAATAAAGAGTGGGCACACATTGTAAGTCAATTTTTTCAAAAAAATAAAAAGTGGCAGTTTCAACGGAGTCAATTTTTTTAGCACGTTCTAATATGCCGATCCAATCAAATAAATCATAGCCCTTTATGATGTCCATTTCGATTCTTTTTAAAAAAGGCAGTGTCTCTATTCTCTTTTTCAAAATTTCATTCCAGCGAGGGGGAGTTCCGAATCTCTGATTTACTATATGTAAATCGTCATCGGGTCCAATGCCCAACAAGGCTTCTAGTTGGCGCTCTTTCTTTAAATTCCTCCTAATGGAAAAAAAATCTTGCCAATCGTTATGTTCTAGACCACACATTCCAAACTTTCCCAGCATATTACGGGCATCATGTGTTAACTGTTGTTGCATTTGTTGACTCCACAAAGAATAAGAGGCTCGCCGTAAAGGAACGTATAAAAAATCGCCCAAATCAGTAACATCCGATATTTGAGTAGTGGCTAAAAGATCATAACTTTTTTTATAATCAAAATCGTCCAGAACGCAAGGAAACTCAATACCCTCTGTTACTATGATATTATTTTTAAGATTCTGGTAGATCGGCTCGACAGCCCAAATGACTCTGTGACCTTGTTCTACATAATGGTGCGCCACCTTTATCCCCAATAGAATATCGCCCAGCCCGCAGCTTTGTTCAATTATGCAAACACTCATTTTTTATTCCTATTTTAATGCTCGGCGATCTGTTTCTTAAGAAAGCTAAAAATGTTATACTTGGCATAATAATCCCTTTTCGCTTCTAAAACATAAGGGAGCCTCTTCTCATAATCATCGTTGTAATATATGTCCTTAACCTGCTCGACCGTTTTTTCAATAGGACCACTAAAGTCTAACTGAAAAAATGACTCTGGATCATAAAGTTCATCCACATTCGGGCAACCATGATAAAGAGGAACCGTGTTACATACCACCAAATCAAAAAACTTTTCAGTCAGATAATTCTTCTGACTACAGTTCTCAATGCCAATTGAATATTGGTAATTTCTGAGGGCGTCTGATTTGTTATACGGTGCGCCCTTGTATCTAAAATCGTTTACTTGCCAGTTTCTACCATAAAAATCAATGTCTAGATCGGTATTCAAAAGAGCCTTGAATAAGCCAACCCTCTCTTTATACAAAGGCTTGGGTCCGAAATTAGAAACAACAATACTCATTCTCCGAAACTTTGGAACGCTGTTCATCTCTCCCAAATAAAATTTGTGATGTTCGGTTGATTGAGTAAACATAAACAACGGATGTTCCACAACATTATCAGCGGCGGGATACATGGTCTTTTCTTGTGCCACTACAAGGTTACAATAATCCGGCAAATCTCGTTGCCAGTTGCTGGACCAAGAGGGTTCTAACAAAAATCCGAAAGTCTTTTCTTTTGATTTATAATATTTTTTGTCTTGAGGTCTAAAGCCGCCGAGGACTATCAAATATTCATAATCTGTTTCTGATAGCTCAAAGGAATCAAAATTGGGAAAATTGCGGAATGTTCGGACTCCTACATTTTGATCGTAAGCCTCATCCCAGTTTGCTATAACCCAGATTTTTGTTTTTTCCGTCATCAATAACTCTCTCTTAGACTCGATTTAAGATGGTTAAGTTTGCCGTTCCTTGTTGCCGACACGCTGCCGTGTTCTGTAATCGCCTTTGCCCAGTAAACATCAAAACCCAAAGCTTTAAACCTCTCATTAAAGTGCCAATCTAGGGCATTTTCGATCTTGTAAATGCCCAGATCCATATACAATTTTTTTGCTGCTGAGACTCTATATAAGACCGTACACAGCCCGTTGGTTGCCGGGTGTGCCTTCCGATAGAAAACGTCGTTGTGGTCGCCCACACGGAGGGCTGCTTCGCCCATAAAGATGCAATCGAAGTCGATGTTTTCCGCTTCGCATCTGTGTAACAAGTGGTTAATATAATCAAGGGGAGATTCTTTAAAAATAACGTCATCTTCCAATACCAAAACATACTCATCATCTTCCATAGTGGAAATGGCTTCTAATATTTTTTTGTATTTCAGGCACAGGGATATTTCTCCATTACTTGGCTTTCTTCCTGTGTTTTGTTTAAATCGTTCGACATTAACTGCTCGCATAATATCGAAATCTGTCATGGTTTCTTGATCCGACTCCTCTTCAAAATGAACAAAGATGTGATCCAAACCCCATTTCTTTATTTCCCTCTGCATGTGGAGTTTACGAGCTTTGAGTTTGGTATAGTGAATGATAAAAATTTTACTCAGATAATTTTTCACCTATCTTCTTCTCCCACCAGCTTCTCTTTAGTTTATCCAAGTCGAATTTACCGTTTACAACTCGGTCTTCATAGAATTGTTTTAATTTAGTGTAACATAGCTCGGACCAATCGTTAACAAAATAGATGGGCAAATCACCAAAATCATCCATATGAATACTGTGTTTCACAATGGGTACAGTCCTAAGATATAAAGCCTCCCACGTCCTATGGCAATCTACCCCATTACCACGGGGAGATATGACAAATTTGTGAGAAGCTAAATCGAAATAAAACTTGTGAGCCGAAAGACTTGAAGTGGGTTTAACCCAGCTTTCATTTTCAAATTTTTTCCAGACAAAAGATCGTATCTGAGGATAGGTGTTTATATTAAAATTCATATAAACGTCCCCTGTTTTTTTTAGGTCTAAAAAGTTGATCTTATCAAGCAGAACGGCTTTTTGTAGGGCAAGCGGAACCTGCGATGAAAACCTACCACGGCGGGCTTGTTGGTCCTCTCGCAGTGTCATATTTTCCAAACCAATAGGAAGCGAATGAACCCTATCGTGCGCTACTTCCTTATTTTGAGCAAACCAACAACCGCACTCTGGTCCCTCGTTTAGTCTTTGCAGGTTTATGGGATGATCACTATTATGAGTTATAAACACCTTGTGATATGAATCTGCAAATTCGGATAGATAATCTGTTTTACAAAAGGTAGCACCGGTTTTATTACACATGTCAATGAATCGATTTCCGGTAATGTATTCATCAAACCCGATGTGGCAATCTAAAAAACTCTCCATCACATTAACTCCACAAACCTCTCTTTGTATTTTATAAATTTTTCTACTTGTTTTTGATCAAAAACGCCACTCATGATTTTTACAGTGTCTTCCCAAACCTTGCCGACATATGGGTCACGATGTAAATGAACATCTATCAGTTTTGTCATCATACAGGTATCAAAAGTTTGTTGCCAAGCACTACGACAAATTCTACCATTCCTTGTTCCCCACATCGTACCGCCGCGCTCAAACATCTGGCAGCGTTGCGGATAATATTTACTATTAAAAACATTTTTAGTTAATAACCATTCATCTAAGTTCCAACCAGTCTTCCAATCTGCCGATGGTGAAAGATTTTTATCTAAACACTCTATAAGATTTTCTCTTATAGGGGCGCTCTTGATTCCCATTATTTCTTTCCAGACACTGGCTTTCATACCGATGTTTCCAATTTTTAGTCGAGTATAATTTAATTCATCTGGGTCATAAATATGAATATCTTTTGATATGTTCTGTTGATTAAACCACATATAATCTATAACAAACCTGTCCATGTCATCCGTCAATAAATAATCTTCGTCTGTAAAATAAGAATCAGCGGCGGCGAATAAGCGAGATACCTGTGCCACGTTACAAGTTCGATAGCCCTTGATTCCTTCTAAGGTTTTTATATATCCTCCGACTCTTTTGGTTTCCTCAAATACTAAATCTCTAATTTCAGGAGATATTCCCTCATCAACAAGAATCACAAATGGTTGATAATCGATATTCAACCAGAATGCACATGTTAACGGAACAAAGAATAAATAATCGGGATTCGAATCTACCGACAATACAGCGTGTTTGTTTTTTATCATATTCTTATACCCCTGTTGATGAGCCTAACTCAAAAACCTAAAATTACCAAACTTGGATTCTCTTGCAGACAAAACCATCAAATCTTTATTAACTTGGTACGCGGGATCAAAAACTCGAAATGTTTGCCAATCGCCAAACATCTGCTGAGTAATGGAGTTAAATCGTTGATGGATGTTGTGTTTATGTATCAAAGCCGAGAGAATTGTTTGGTCCATCCTGTGTTCTATACAGGGAGAGCTTCTGCCATCAGGGTATTGAGTGGTGGGCGAGAGACAAATATCTGGGTTTAAACCATATTCATACATCTCCGCAACAAACTGTAAGTTAAAAACTGTATTTTCGTAAACTTGAAATCCCGCCCAATATTGTGGCATTATTGAAGCGGCGGTGCAGTTCATCGCCTTTAAACTCTTCTTGGTACTCCAAAACTGATTTATAAGTTTGGGGGAAGTATATGGTAAAAACAACCTTCCCCCATCCGTATAGGCTTTGTAATCAGTGAACTTTTTGATAAAACAATTAGTTGAATCCGAATAGATCAAAGATCCAAAATTGTGAAGGCAATCTTTTATCGCATAAATTTTATAAAAAAAACCAGTGGGATAATGAGCGTGGTCGCAGACTTTGGGTATTTCAATAATTTCAACAGTATCAGACGTGTTGTCTTTTATTTTCTCTATGTCTTCGTCAGCACAATCAAAAATATATACATAAGCGCTTTTCCCACAAGAATTGATTTCGTAGCTCTTGATAAGATTAATTACGTTATTTATGTACTTCCTGTTTGTAACCGTGCAAAGGTTCATGCCGGCGGTTGTGTATTAAACTTTGTTAAAAACTTTTGAAAAATTTCCCTTTCATGCTCGCGTTTCCACGAATTGTTTTCAGGGTTGGTTGACATCCCCTTGGGATTAAAGTAATATAAGCCAAGCGGCTCACTATACTTCTTATAGGTGGAATCATTAAACGCACAGCGTAACCAGAAATCCCAATCACCCGCAGACTTATATTTCTGATCAAACCAGCCATTTTTCACATGGATTTCTCTCCTCCACATGGGCATACAATGGGGAGGGTTGCCGCGAAGCATTGCCTCTACAGAAAAATCTTCGGCTGGGTAAGTTTGACCATTTGCTGTGTTGTTTTCAAAAGTTTCATGCGGCTTCTGAGTTAACAAGTTTTCGGTATATACACAATCTACATCGGGGTGCAAATATAAGAACTTTGCTAACTTTTCCGCGAATTCGGGAGATTTTCGATCGTCCAAATTGGCATTCGAAACAAACCCTCCCGTACTTTCTTTAATTGCCAGATTCCATGCATCATAAATACCGGGATCTTCATCCAGCTTAATGTACTTGATGTTATCAGGGTATTTTTCAAGCCAAGGCTGGATTAACTTCTCTTCATTCTCCTGTGAATTACAATTTACTAGAACCAACTCACATTTTTCTTCGAAAATGGTTTGAGAGGTAATATCTTTCATAAACCCCTCGACAAATTGTTCATCATTATAAATTGAAGTAACAAAGGAAATTTTAGGAAGTTTTTTAATTGGCACCGCGTCAAAATCTATTTTGACTACGCGGTCGCCGTAGACGAGTTCAACAAATTCTTCATATGCAGACTCTTCAGTAAAATTCTCCAAAATCCACTTGCTCAATTTTTTAGCCATTCCCTTATAAATGGGATGTTCATTTTTCATCTTACGAAGCGCCATTTTATACGAACCTTCTTTGGCAAACGCCCACTGGGATTCTTTTTCGATGACGCCATCCCAAACTGCTTCTTTCTGTACTGGCAGCAGATCATAATCTACTTTCAAAAAATGACTTTTTAATTTTTTCTTGCTCGACTTGGTCTTTTCGGGTCTATAAAGAAAATCACATTGTCCCGACCAGCCAAGTGTAATAATAGGCAAACCAGCAATAGCAGCGTCAAACAAAGGAAGACCAAAGCCTTCGCCATGAGAAATACTCACGAACGCTTTAATTTTTTTGTGTCTGTAAAGCCCCTGCATCTCTTGCTCGGTCATATAACCATGAAGGAGTGTTACAGAACATTTGCGGTCCTTATAGGGGGCAAGGAGGGATTGCAAACGCCTTTCTGTGTGGTCTCTGTCAATGATACAGTTCTTGATCCAATTTGTTTTGAGAACAAGCCCAACCTCACGATCAATATTTTCCTCTACAAACCACTTAACAGTATTTTCAAGGTTTTTTCTTATTCCCCACTGACTCACCACAAGAAAATTAAAATCGTGTTTCAGATCTAATTTTAACTCTGATGGATTCTGTTCCCTAGCAGGAAAGTTGATCACATGACAAGGCTTCGTCAGTTTAAACGGAAATTTGTTGCCATTCTGATCTTGAGCTTGCACAACTGTGCTTTCAAAAATATTCTTTGAATGATTACTAACCACAATAAGCTTGTCCACAAACTCATGAGTTTTTTGTAACCACACTGGGGAAACCTTAGTAGTTTCAATGCCTGCGGTATAACCAATATTTATAGGAGCCATTTTTTCAAATTCGTTGGGAATGGTAACCTGTAAAGATAGATCAAACTGGGGATTGCCAGCCTGAAAATATTTGCCTGTTTTCTGGATAGTTCTAATAATCCAAGCTCTTTCTTCGTCATCATCCACAGTGTGGTTGGATTTCCCCCACTCCAAGTTTATAAGGTAAATATCAAATAAATCCTCCCTTGATTTAAGCGCTCTCAGGGCGAAACGGGTCTGCTCTCCATATCCTGTTTGTGATAAGGCTGGACCCTTTACAACAATTTTCTTTTTCATAATTGAATCTGCTCCCATGAAGTGTAGTTTTTGCGGGTATCCCAAGAACCGTTTTCAGTAATGACTTCGTCCGCGAACTCGACCCAACTTTTTTCGAACGCTTCATATGAATAATTTTTTGCGACGTGCTGTCTTCCGAGTTCGCCGAGTTTGCGGCGTTGTTTGTGAGTTTTTTCATACATTTCAACGAGCGCATTTACAAAATCATCTTCATTTAATCTGTCTTCACGAATAAAAGGAATCTCCTGTGAGCCAATAATTGCTTTGGAGGTTGGCTCAAGTCCTATACCAAACCACTTCTTGCCATCGGTTACCTGTTCTTGCAAACCACCCGTCATATTAACAATAATAGGGGTTCCGCAGGACAGTGATTCAAGAGTTGACAAGCCGAAGCCTTCGGCATCAGATATATTTACTGTCACATCAACCGAACCATATAGCGCAGCCAAGCCCTCTGGTGGTAATTTGTGGCGACTAAACTTTACTTGACCGTCACTTAAGCCCAAATGTTCAATAATTGCATCTAAATCTTGACCGTGTTTATCCTTGGTATCCGTGTGCATAATCAATACGGCTTTGTCTTCGCCGATGCGATCTAAAAACTTTTTAAACCAGAAAATTAACGACCCCGATTGTTTGCGGCGGGCGTTCCGGTTATTCCAAAACACAGTAAATTTATCCTCATCATCACCAAAATTTTCCGCTCTAAACTTTTTACGATTCTCATCCGTCATGGGCTGAAAAATAGCCGGGACGGCATGGGGAATATGACGTGTTTTCTTTTCGGGAACCACAGTTCTCACAATGTCATCCGTTACCTTACTAATGGTTGCAATTGCATCATTAGAATTATAAAATTTCTTATTAAAATGAGGATAGGGATAGTTGTCCCACACATGATAATATATTATAGGACAATGTGCGCGAATTTCTTCTTCAATCTCCCACAACCATCCCCAAAATCTAGGGTCGGTCATGATCCACACCGCGTCAGGTCGCTCAATCCAAAGAAATTCACGAACTCGTTGCTGATCACCATATCCCTTGACCGGGAAAACAATAAGATCGTCGCCCCATTCTTCAGTTTTTAATGGGCGATTGTCGGCGTGTTCCATTGCGCCGCCGAGGCACAGAAATTTATATCTTCCTGTTTTAAGAAGCGCCTCGATAAAATATTTTGTTTGAGTGCCAACACCTGAAGGGGACATTGGGTGATCTGATAAGACCAAAATCTTTTTCTTTTCTGTCATTTTTTACCTATGGACAATGTTGTGTTTTTTTGAACTCACACCTCCCACAAGATAGGCGGTTTTTGACGTGGTTCTTTGTATGTATATTATAAAGGGCTTTTTTCAATAAGTTAAGCGCATTTTGTGTTTTTCTTGAACCAGAAGTGACGCGGAAGATTTCGACTTTCTGTCCAACCTTCTGCGTGCGCTTTAAAAGAGCAAAGTGGGTTTCAACCATTGATGGATCAACTCCCATCTTCTGCGCCCAATAATGTTTATAGAGAGTAAGCTGATAAGTTACCATCCGGCTTGAGCGCTTTTTTGCGTCCCAGCCCCAAGAACAAGATTTATAATCAATGACATGGTATTTGCCATCGGGAGTTTGGATGATCAGATCGATGTAACCCTTGAACTTATAATCAATCTCGGTGAACTCACCAATCTTTTCCATCAAGGTTTCTTCGGCTTTGATGAACTTGAATCCTTCCCCAAAGTATGAATCAAACGCTGCGTCCAGTTCGGCGCAGATTCCAATGCCCTGATCATAAAAATCTTTGATATCCTTTTCTTTTAAAACCGTTCCACCCTTCTCTAGAGATTTCAATTCTTTACGAAGAACTTCTCCAAAGAAAAAAGCCTTGTCCAGTTCTCGGTCGGACTCAAAATACTTTTCACAAACCGAATGAATCGCCATACCGAATGCAGTAAAAATATTTCCCTTGAACTTCCTGATTTTGTCCTCGTACATAAGCTTACGAGCAAAAGGACAAAAATCCCACTTAGACAGTTCCGAATACGAAATGTGAGCCATAGCCCCCCCTTTATTTGTTTTACACTATATTATCTCACGAACGTGAGGATTAGTCAAGCTTTTTTATGTTGTGGTCGGCATCGTTGATGCCCTCTGAATAACCACGAAGAAAATTCTCTTGGGCTACAACTAATAGAAACTCTGGAAACTCATCGGCGAAAATCTTTACCACGTCTTCGACTGTGACTTCGGGAGTTGTAGGGTGTAACTGTTCACCCACATAATTTATGATCAGTTCTTTTAGTTTGGTGTCGTTCTTTACTAAATAAAATTTAGGATCTTCTTTATCAAACTCTTTTTCTGTTTTAGTCTTCATCTTTTCCTTATAAAACCTTGGCGGCGAGTGTAGCCACCTTTGAACGTTCACCCTTTATTAGCTGAATATGTCCTGATAATTCATAGGGCTTCAGTCTTTCAAATGCGTGTGTTAAACCGTTGGAGCGAGAATCTAGATAAATATTGTCAATTTGTTCAATATCTCCAGTTAACACAATTTTTGTGTTCTCACCGACTCTGGTTATTATAGTCTTTAATTCGTGTGCTGTTAAGTTCTGGGCTTCATCAATGATAATGAAAGCATTACTTATTGAACGACCGCGAATATAAGTGATCGCTTCTATATCAATGATACCCTTTGAAAAATACAAAGCCATCGCCTCTTTATCGTCATTCATAAGAAACTGAAGATTATCTTTAATGGGGGCAATCCAAGGAGACATCTTGTCTTCCATTGTTCCCGGTAAATATCCAAGGTCTTTTCCCATTGGTTGAATGGGGCGTGATATCAAAAGCTTTTTATACCTCGGATTAAACTTGCCAGACAGGTCTATTGTCTGATTGAGACCGGCAGCGACTGCCAGCAGAGTTTTACCGCAGCCTGCCTGACCAACAAGAGACACTACTTGAATATTGGGGTCCATCAAAAGATTTAGAGCGAACGTTTGTTCTTTATTCCTTGGTTGTACGTTCCACGCGGCAAGGCGCTGGTCGCCGACGCGACGGAGTGGTTTGTTGTGGTTTAAGAACGAAGCGAGCGCAGTTTTCTTTTCGTTGGAAGACGAAACCAACATTACAAACTGATTCGGAAAAAACTCGCCCTTCTCTTGTTCAATGAAAATATCTTCACCCGAATAAAACTGGTCTATTGTCTCATCGTCCACTAAATGTTTTGTAAAACCAGAATAAAACGCTGCCTTTTCTTTTATTACTTGGTTCTCGTTGTAATCTTGACAATCTAAGCCGATTGCATCACATCGGACACGGAGATTGATATCCAAGGAAACGATTACAACCTTGCGAGGTGGAGCGGCTTTTTGTTCACCAAGCGCAGCAGCGATGATAATATTGTCCGCATCGCGACGTTCCATTGTAGGTGGAAGCAAAGATGTATCACTGGAAACTGCCCTGATGATTCCAAGACCTTTACCAATACGAACGCCTTTGTGAAGATTGCCTCTTGCTCTAAGCTCATCCAAAAGACGGATAGCGTGGCGAGCATTTGCTCCCACACCGTCTTGTCTCTTTTTGTGTTTGTCTATTTCTTCCAATACTTTGATAGGAAGGATGATATCGTTTCTGCCAAACTTTTTGAAGCAATGTGCATCTGTTAGGTAGACGTTTGTGTCTAAGACATAAGATTTCTTTGCCATTACTATAAATAGTCTCCAAACGAAAGAAGGGGGGCATTACGCCCCCCCTCATAGCTCTATTCTTTTTTTCTCTGCTTCTTACTTCTTCGTGCTAGACACGTCTTCGGGT